TTTTGCTTGAGTATTCCCTGACAAACAGAAAAAGTTTTGGGAACAAGTTTTTCTTGGATTTCAGGGAAAAAATCACTTGTTCCAACGTAAAAGCGGCTTTTCGTATTTTGCTTGAGTATTCCCTGACAAACAGAAAAAGTTTTGGGAACAAGTTTTTCTTGGATTTCAGGGAAAAAATCACTTGTTCCAACGTAAAAGCGGCTTTTCGTATTTTGCTTGAGTATTCCCTGACGGTCACGTGACAAACAGAAAAAGTTTTGGGAACAAGTTTTTCTTGGATTTTTGGGAAAAATTCACTTGTTCCAACGTCAGTGCGGCTTTTCGTATTTTGCTTGAGTATTCCTTGACAAACAGAAAAAGTTTTGGGAACAAGTTTTTCTTGGATTCCACGGAAAAAATCACTTGTTCCAACTTCCGTGCGGCTTTTCGTATTTTGCTCGAGTATTCCCTGACAAATCACGTGACAAACAGGAAAAGTTTTGGGAAAACACTGTTTTGTGTGTTTGACGTACCGGATTTCCTAAAGTTTGTGAAAACATTGTTTCTTTGTGTGACACACCGGATTTCCTAAAGTTTGTGAAAACATTGTTTCTTTGTGTGACACACTGGATTTCCTAAAGTTTGTGAAAACATTGTTTCTTTGTGTGACACACCGGATTTCAGAGCAAAAAGTGTAAACGTTTTGCAACATTTCCAGAGCAAAAAAGTGTAAACGTTTTGCAACATTTCCAGAGAAAAAAGTGCAAAAAAGTGTAAACGTTTTGCAACATTTCCAGAGCAAAAAGTGTAAACGATTTGCAACATTTCCAGAGCAAAAAGTGTAAACGTTTTGCAATATTTCCAGAGCAAAAAAAAGTGCAAAAAAGTGTAAAGTTTTGCAACATTTCCAGAGCAAAAAGTGTAAAGTTTTGCAACATTTCCAGAGCAAAAAGTGTAAAGTTTTGCAACATTTCCAGAGCAAAAAGTGTAAACGTTTTGCAACATTTCCTTAGCAAAAAAGTGTAAACGTTTTGCTTCAAGTTTCCAACGTTTTCCTCGCCGTTTGCTACGCGTTATCGTTGTTGTCATGACAATTTCTGTGGCTATTTTCCGTAGTGATGACAATTTCTGTAGCTATTTTCCGTAGTCATGACAATTTCTGTGGCTATTTTCCGTAGTCATGACAATTTCTGTGGCTATTTCCCGTTGTCATGACAATTTTTGTTGGGTTTTTGCATTGTCATGACGATTTCGATCCACAACTGCGTATAAAATGGTCCGCATTTTCGCTACCATACTCATAACCATGCCTGCTCCAGTCATTTCTACTCCGCCAGCTGCTTTTATGGCTTCGACTGCTTTAGCTCCTTTTTCGGCTGGAGCCATGATGTCGACGACGACGTTTTCATCGTTGACATCTTGCGATTGCTGTCCTTATTTAAATTCTTTGGGTGAGTTTACTGTTGTTTTGCTGCTATGTTGAACTTTTACTTATCTGTGTGTATCTGTGTGTATGTGTGTGTGTGTAGGGTTTTCGCGATTTCGTTCCCCTTTTTTCAAGTATTTCATGTCGGTGGACAATCGAGCGAAAACCATCGACTCGTCCGCCGCCTCGTGTGGCTTCTATCAATCACATTCTGCTTACGTAGTTTTTAATTGCTTGAAATGTCTCAAATCCCAATTGCAATGTCTCTATATATTTCCCTATAAATCGACGCCCATCTTTTTTAAAGTCTGCAACTGCGGCATGACGGGAATTTCGACGCAGATTGTAGGTGAAATGTTTATGATGGAATCATTCGGTGCCATGTTGCAAGCCACCGTGAAAGACATTTGGATCCAGAAATTATGTATTTACTGTGGCAACGTTGACTCTCATTCGTCGAGTTGTATTTTTTACCAACACGTGCCAGGTAAAAAGTCTCGCTCGACGTGCGTCGTTTGTTTCGAAGCCGCCACCATTCTTTTTCCCTGCAAACATGTCGTTTGTTGTCCCAATTGTGCTCTAAATGTCGACCACTGTCCGCTCTGTCGCCAACCTGCTGATTATTTTAAAATTTTAACTTTTTAGCCTATCCGATGCAGATGAATCATCCGGCGTGGGCCAAATTTGAATTGCGCTTCATCTCTTATAACAGAGATCCCAATTATTTGCATTTAGCTTCTAAAGGCTTTTTTCGTCACGCTTCGTGCAACGAAAACGTTTGCTTTGTCTGCAACTCTATCGATGAACACGCCCTTTTTTGTCCTCTGCACGACCAACGTACGCGAATCTCGGTGAATGACGCCACTCTTTGCGACGAATGTCCCAACACTGCAGACACCGTTCTCCTACCGTGCGGATGTTCGTTTCTCTGCGCCACCTGCGCTTGTCAGTACGGCATCTGCCCTCGCTGCAATACCAATATTACCGCTTTTGTTACGGTTTTTTTGAACGATGAATGAAAATTTTTTTTCTCAATAAACGAGTTGCATCATGAATACTATTTACTGCTTTTCTCTCGATAAAATGTTTGCTTCTTTTTTTAATAATGTCGCTACAGCCATTAACAGTCTAACTAATAAAGATTTTGAGTACTTTTGGAAACGCGGTCTCTATCGCCTAGTTCCTCTCACCAAGGGAGGCTTTGGAGCCATTTACGAATTAGAAATCAACGGTCACAAGGTGGTAGACCGCAAACAAGCTGATGTCATCGTCAAAATGAACAATAACGGTTTCAAACAATCGGCTCTTTTGTTTGAAGGCGTTTGGTTGCTCGACTTTGATTTGGCTGAAATTTATTTTTGCCCATTCATTTCCTATTTGAACAAAATGAAAGTCTGTCCTTTTCTCTGCAACTACATCAGTGCCAACATTGTCGACAAAGATTACGTTCTCTTCATAGAACGCTACTCGTATGAAGTCATGACTTTTTTACCGCATCTCACCGTCGACTACGTCATTCAATTTCTTTTCCAGTTAACCTATTCTTTTTACATTATCAAGCAATATTTGGGAATGGTACACTTTGATGTTCATTTACGTAACGTGATGGTGGCCAAATCGACGTCGTCATTTCTTTTGGCCGACGCCAATAAAAAACGAGGCATTTATCTGCCTCACATGGCATATGAAGCGAGGTTGATCGACTTTGGATTTTGCACCATGGATTTGCGACACAGTATCGATCCTCATTTGAGAGGCGATTTCCAGTGTGCGCCGCACAATTTCAGTCGAACACCAGCCATATCGGAACTCTTCAAGACAACTAGAGACACTCGCTCTAAACTGCTCACTGTAGAAATACAATATTTCTGTTTACATCTCTATCAGATTATCGCTCGTCAAGCACCTCAGCATCCCATTTTAAAAGCCATTCAACAATTTTGCGATTGCATGTACGACCAGGTGGTCGATTTGACTCAACCCGCTCTCCAACGCGATCGTTTCATTTTGCCGCAACACGACGTCGGTGTCGTCTGCGCGGCCATACGTAAACCCAGCGATCTCATTGTCGGGCTCGAACGCTATTGTCATTTGTACGGCAGTGTCATTTACGACAAGGAAAGCGATCTTCAAATATCGACGCCTTTCAAAAACACGACCGTTGTCAAGGAAAATGCCAAACTCGTTTTGAACGTCAACAAATTGCACGTCTATAAAAACTATCAAAATTTTATAAAAACATCCATACCGGATATTCGCTGGTTTGAATCCACTTTTACCGTCATAGAAAACACTTATGGTCACGTTTACAAATTTCCCATCAATTGTTGGGTCGATAAAATCTCTAGCGACCGTTCGCCTTACAACGCCATTTCCATCTTCAGAAAAGATGTACCCTACAATATTCGTAATGCTTATTTGACGCATCACGGTGCTCGCGTCACGTTTCACGTCAATCGGCGTACGGAAGACTTTTCAAACTCGTTTTACGCAGGTAAATTTCTCTTCATCAAAGGTACACTGTACGCTTGCGAACATTTGCCTCCGCTCATGTTTGGTCTTTCTGATGATTACTTTTGTATTTTCAGTTTCAAATCGGACAAGTGTAAATACGTCGAGAAAATTATCCAACTTCATCACCTCAACTATCTTATCGATGCTTCCAATGCGTGCGGTTTTCACTATCAAGGAGATCCTATTTACGGACACATGACCACGAAAAAACCTCTATTTTATATTTCGATTAATAATGAATAGAGTTTCATAAAAAAATTATTTCTATGAAACTGTTTTAGTCGGATTGTCTCATTACCATTAAATTAATTGTATATATCAATAAATGAATGAAACGGCTAAATTAGCTCTCTTTGTGGCTTTGGTTATGTTGGTATTATCTGGGGCTATTTACACTAGCGCCTACTTTAAAAAGACTGGTCCCGAAGGTCAAATGTTGAGTTTAGTTCCCGATCGGGTCGTCGTCACCGATCCCGTGACTGGTGCTCTCATTTCGTCGTCGGTGAAAACCAAAGAACTCGCCGAATGTTGCCCTCAAAAAATCATCAATGACACGACGGCTAGTTTGACCAACACGTTCAGCAGTAGTTTTACCGACAAGAATTTTCTGCGACGAACTAAATTGGAACCGGGCGCCATTTTAGTCGCCGATGCCGTCGGCAACGTTTCCAGTTCACAAATCGGTATTCCTTTCATCACGTCGTGTTGCGAAAGTATTAAAGCGTTAATCGACGACGTTCAGCCTAAATCCGATGGTCTTTACAGCAGTTTGAAAACGGATGCCACGTACGTTAAAAAACCGGAAACAAGTGTCACCCAACGACCAGTCACGTACAACGCCTATACTGGCGCACTGGAAATGGTGACATTGCCGGCCAATAGTATTTTATCGACCGATACCAACGGCGATATCGTTACCACACCCTACAGTTTGCCTTCGTGTTGCGATAAAATCAAGGACACGATCGTCGACTACACTACCACGTTCAGTTCCAATTATATTGATACCAATTACCAACGACGAGCTGTCGCCGGTTCTCAACATTTACTCATGATGGACGACTACGGAAATTTAGTCGACAGCGGACTGACGCCCACTATCGTCAATGCGTGCTGCGAAACGGCTCGCAACGCTTTGTCGCCGAGCAATATTATTGACGGCGGTGGCAACGCGTTGTACAGCGCTCCCAAGATAGACGCCACGTTTCAAAAGAAAACCACGGCTCCGGCTAACGCTCTCCTCATGCCCGATGCCAACGGCAATCTGGTTGACAGTGGATTGACGCCGGCGGCTATTCAAGCGTGTTGCACGCAAGCTGCCAACGCCGCTTCTGACTCGCTACTCAAATCAGATATCGTCGACACGTCCCTCTCGGCGACTAAATTGTATTCGTCTCTGAAAATTGACGACACGTTCCAGAAGAAAGCTATCGCTCCTGCCAATGCTATCGTCGTCGTCGACGCTAAAGGCGATCTCGTCGACAGCGGGTTCACTCCACAATTTCTTCAAAATTGTTGCGCTCAAGCCGCTACCGGTTCAGCCAATGGACTCATGAAATCAGATATCGTCGACACGTCCACGGCCACCGACAAATTGTATTCGTCCAGCAAAATCGATGCCACGTATACCAAAAAGACGACAGCGCCAGCCAACTCGCTACTCATGCCCGACGCCAACGGTAATCTGGTCGACAGCGGTCTCACGCCTTTGGCTATTACCACGTGTTGCACGGCCGCTATAACAGCCGCCAATGAATCGTTGAAAATTGTCGATATCGTCGACACGTCTACGGCTACCGATAAACTTTATAGTTCTTCGAAAATTGACATGACGTATCAAAAGAAAACCACCGCTCCAGCCAATGCTTTACTCATGCCCGACGCCAACGGTAATTTGGTGGACAGTGGACTGACGCCTAGTGCCATACAAGCGTGTTGCACGCAAGCCGTTGGCGCTGCTACCAATTCCTTATTGAAAACAGATATTGTCGACACATCGACATCTACCGATAAACTTTACAGTTCTTCCAAAATCGACATGACGTATCAAAAGAAAACGACAGCACCAGCCAATTCGCTTCTCATGCCCGATGCCAACGGCAATCTAGTGGACAGTGGCCTAACTCCTACCGCCATCCAAGCGTGCTGCACGCAAGCTGTTAATGCTGCTACCAATTCCTTATTGAAAACCGATATTGTCGACACGTCGACATCTACCGATAAACTCTACAGTTCTTCTAAAATAGATGCTACGTTTACCAAAAAGACGACGGCGCCAGCCAATGTGTTACTCATGCCAGATGCCAATGGTAATCTGGTCGACAGCGGCATTACGCCGGCTTTCATCAGTGCTTGTTGCCAAGAAACGGCTGACGCTAAAATTGGCGTTTCCAATGCTTTGATGAAAAGCGATATCGTCGACACTTCCACTTCGGCTACTAAACTCTATTCGTCAAGTAAAATCGATGCCACCTATCAAAAGAAAACGACCGCTCCAGCCAATTCGTTGCTCATGCCCGACGTCAATGGAAATTTAGTCGACAGTGGCCTCACTCCTACAGCCATCCAAGCGTGCTGCACGCAAGCTGTCGGTGCCGCCACCAATTCCTTACTGAAAACCGATATTGTTGATACATCGACATCTACTGACAAACTTTACAGTTCGTCCAAAATCGATGCTACGTATAGCAAAAAAACGACAGCGCCGGCCAACTCGCTTTTGATGCCTGACGCCAGCGGCAACCTAGTGGACAGCGGATTGACACCAGCCGGTATTCAAGCGTGTTGCACGCAAGCTGTCAATGCCGCCACCAATTCCTTATTGAAAACCGATATTATTGACACGTCGACATCTACCGATAAACTCTACAGTTCATCCAAAATCGATGCGACGTATCAAAAGAAAACCACGGCGCCGGCCAATACGTTACTCATGCCCGACTCTAACGGTAACTTGGTCGACAGCGGCATCACTCCGGCTTTCATTAGCGCCTGCTGCCAACAAACCACCAACGCTACTACCGCTGTGGCCAACGCTTTATTGAAAAGTGATATCGTCGACACGTCCACTTCGGCTACCAAACTTTATAGTTCTTCTAAAATCGATGCCACGTATCAAAAGAAAACCACGGCGCCAGCCAACGCAATCTTGGTTCCCGATGCCAACGGCAACCTAGTCGACAGTGGACTGACACCGACAGCCATCCAAGCGTGCTGCACGCAAGCTGTCAGTGCCGCCACCAATTCCCTACTTAAAACCGATATTGTCGACACGTCCACGGCCACTGACAAACTCTACAGTTCGGCTAAAATCGATGCGACGTATACCAAAAAGACGACAGCGCCAGCCAACTCGCTGCTCATGCCCGACGCCAACGGTAACCTAGTGGACAGTGGACTGACACCGACAGCCATCCAAGCTTGTTGCACGCAGGCAGTCAGTGCCTCTACCAATTCCTTATTGAAAACCGACATTGTCGATACGTCCACATCGACTACCAAACTTTATTCGTCGAGTAAAATCGATGCTACTTATGCCAAAAAGACGACCGCGCCAGCCAACTCGCTTTTGATGCCTGACGCCAGCGGCAATCTAGTGGACAGCGGGCTGACACCAGCCGGTATTCAAGCGTGTTGCACGCAAGCTGCCAGTGCTGCCGCTAATTCGCTTTTGAAAACAGATATCATCGACACGTCCACTTCCACGACGAAACTCTATTCGTCAAGCAAAATCGATGCCACGTATCAAAAGAAAACGACAGCTCCGGCTAATGCTTTGCTCATGCCCGATGCCAATGGTAATTTAGTCGACAGCGGCATCACGCCGGCATTCATTAGCGCCTGCTGCCAACAAACCAGCAACGCCACTACAGCTGTAGCCAATGCCTTATTAAAAAGTGATATCGTCGACACGACAACGTCCACTAGCAAACTTTATAGTTCTTCCAAAATCGATGCCACCTTTCAAAAAAAGACGACAGCGCCGGCCAACGCAATCTTGGTTCCCGATGCCAGCGGCAACCTAGTGGACAGCGGATTGACACCAGCCGGTATTCAAGCGTGTTGCACGCAAGCTGCCAGTGCTGCCACCAATTCCTTATTGAAAACCGATATTGTCGACACGTCCATTTCGGCTACTAAATTGTACAGTTCATCCAAAATCGATGCCACGTATCAAAAGAAAACGACAGCACCGGTCAATGCTTTGCTGATGCCCGACGCTAGCGGTAATTTAGTCGACAGCGGACTGACACCCACAGCCATCCAAGCGTGCTGCACGCAAGCTGTCAGTGCCGCCACCAATTCCCTATTGAAAACCGATATTGTCGACACGTCCACATCAGCGACGAAACTCTATTCGTCGAGCAAAATCGATGCCACCTATCAAAAGAAAACTACCGCGCCAGCCAATGCTTTGCTCATGCCTGACGCTAGCGGCAACCTAGTGGACAGCGGCTTAACACCGACGTTCATCAACGCGTGTTGCACACAAGCTTCCAACGCGTTGACGGCCAGCACAAACGCTCTAGTGAAAACGGATATCGTCGACACTTCGACATCGGCTACTAAATTGTACAGTTCAACCAAAATCGATGCCACCTATCAAAAGAAAACGACAGCTCCTGCTAATTCTATTCTCATGCCGGACGCTAGCGGAAATTTAGTCGACAGTGGCTTGACGAAAACATCTATCGAAGCGTGCTGCACGCAAGCCGCTAATGCCGCTACCAATTCCCTATTGAAAACCGATATCGTCGACACTTCGACATCGGCTACCAAACTCTATTCGTCGAGCAAAATCGATGCCACCTATCAAAAGAAAACCACCGCGCCAGCCAATGCTTTGCTCATGCCTGACGCCAACGGCAACCTAGTGGACAGCGGCTTGACACCGACGTTCATCAACGCGTGTTGCACGCAAGCTTCCAACGCTCTAGCTACAAGCAATAACTCTTTACTAAAAACCGATATTGTCGACACGTCCACATCCGCTACGAAACTGTATTCGTCTAGCAAAATAGATGCCACGTATCAAAAGAAAACTACGGCTCCCGCTAATGCTATTCTAACGCCAGACGCTAGCGGTAATCTAGTAGATAGTGGTTTGACGAAAACATCTATAGAGGCGTGTTGCGCTCAGGCCGCCAATGCCGCCACCAACTCTTTGTTGAAAACGGATATCGTCGACACGTCCACGTCAGCCACGAAATTGTATTCGTCCAGCAAGATCGATGCCACTTTCCAGAAAAAGACGACGGCTCCGGCCAAAGCTCTGCTGATGCCCGATGCTAGCGGTAATTTAGTCGACAGCGGTTTGACTCCCACGTTTATCAACGCGTGCTGCACGCAAGCTTCCAACGCTCTCGCTGCTAGCAATAATTCGTTGTTGAAAACGGATATCGTCGACACGTCCACTTCTGCCACGAAATTGTATTCGTCCAGCAAAATCGATGCGACCTATCAGAAAAAGACGACGGCGCCGGCTAACGCTCTGCTGATGCCCGATGCTAGCGGTAATTTAGTCGACAGCGGCTTGACTCCCACATTTATCAACGCGTGCTGCACGCAAGCTTCCAATGCTCTCGCCGCCACCAACAACGTCCTCTTGAAATCCGATATTAAAGATTCCGGCTTATTGGGTGCTCCGTCTACCACTTCATTGTGGTCATCTAGTAAAATAGATTCGACTTTTCAAAAGAAATCGACGGCTCCGGCTAATACGTTGTTGATGTTGGATGCTAATGGTAATTTAGTGGGTGCCGGTTTCACTTCCGCTCAGCTTGAAACGTGCTGTTCGACTTCCAATCAAAGCGCGACTTCAACCAGTTTGTTGTATCTCCAGTACACCAACGTGTTTGCTTATTTTAATGCTGTAGCCAATACGTGGACTTTGGCGTCGTACTTTACCAAACGTTACGACACTACCGGCGGCTGGTATGCTAGTGGAAAATTTCAACCTAAAAAAGCCGGCGTGTGGTCGATTCGCGCGACTGCTTGGGCTCCTCGAACATTGGGCGGTAATCGTATTCATTTTTGTTTGGCTCAAAATGCGGCCATGAATCCCTTGTGGCAAGACGTCAATTCGTGGAATAATTCCACGCAAAGTAATTTGACAACATTTACGGCTAAAGTCGACGCTATTTTTGTTTTGAATGGATCCACCGATTACGTGTCGGCGTATTTTATGACCAATTCGTTGCCGCAGGATTTCGACGTTTTGGAAAATTGCAACATGTTTCAAGCCTACTATTTAGGTGGCGCTTAGATTCAAATCACTTTCTGAGAGATTCGAATCTTTATTCTATCGAAGGAAACGACGTCAATTCACTCGTGGTCAAACTTGTACTACTACTGCTACTGCCATTATTTCTGACTCGTTGAATGATTGTTCCCAGTAATCCGCCGATAATCATAGTGATTCCTACGTAGAGCAACCATTGGTATCTATCGGTAGTTTTAACAGCGGTAACGTCAACGGCGGCCAATTGAACGACTCCTTGCGGGTAAAACTGAAATTTACATCCGTCGCCGCTCTTGTAGAAAGTGATTTCGGGCACTTGTTTGGCGACGGTGCCACCCGTTTCCGTCAGACGAGCGTCGACGACGCGACACGATGACGATTTCAGGCACGCATCCATGGCTTGCCGAACGATAGTCGTCCTTGGAACGCTACCGTCCACATTACCGGTACAGGTGTCTCTGAACGGTCGCGTGTAATTGGACGATTTCATGTACGTTTTTCCTAGGGTAAAGTACAAGGCAAAAAACACGCCTCCGATGGCGATCATGAGAGGAAAAACGAAACGCAAAGCGTTGGACGTGACTCGCGCCGCGACCAGCACGGGCACGAGCACGAAAGCCAAAACGGCCGCCGCTAACCAGGCCAAATTGAAACCTTCCAATTTCGATTCGGCTTCCTGATTCAATCGTTGTTGCACGTCGTCGATGGCTTTCACGCCGAGCACGCTTTTCAGCGCGCACTTGTCGAATATTTCGCTCATCTGACTCAGAACGTTGTTGGTAATGTTGACGCTACCTTTGACGTTCTTGATGGTGATGCTTTGCACGTTGTTGGCGTTCAACACGCACGATTGACGGATAGCGTTGTTGATGGTCGTTTGGCTTTTCACGATAGATTCTGCCGTATTCTTGGCATCGTCAAAAGTAAAAAAATTCAATCCGCTCACCAACGATTTCGCCAATTGATCGAGTTGCACGCCGATTCTTTTTTGCGAATCGACATTACTGATGCTGTCCATCAATACCGTCATGTTGACTTTGGCCGTTTGCGTGATGGTGTTGCCGCTAATGTTGACATCGCCACCGCTACCGTCGACGCTGATGATTTGCGTGTTACTCGTACTAATGGTGCTCGTCTGTACCGTTTCAGCGGCTATTTTCGAATAGATATCTACGACTGCTTTAGCTACGTTAGTCGATTTAGCATTTCCCATTTATTATGCTTCTTTTACAACAAGGAAAATATTTTTTCTAATGTCAATGGATTCAAGAAATTTTCATAGTGATCCATGCACGTTTTCCAATTGTTCGGTCCGCATCCGGTGGCTTTGAATTGATCCGTCTTGTCCTGGCGCACGCGGTAACCGTACCACGCTCCGACTTTATCGGTTGACGCCGCGTCTTGATTGGCATCTTCCTTCCAGTGGCACTCGACGACGCAATCCGTTTCCTCGCCACGATACTCGCTGCACGGTGTGAATTCGACCAGAAAATAATTGGCGTCTGTATCGGGAGGCGTGTCGTTCAATTCGTCGTACTGCGCTCGAGCAATGAGGCACCAACATTTGCCGTCTTTGATGTAGAAATCGACCGTGTCGTTGGACTTTTTGTATTTGTACACGGGACTTTTGCCGTGAACTCGCGTTAAAATGAAGCCCTCATCGACGCTATCGTAATGATCTCGAATGTAATTGAACGGGTACGACGTAAAGACGCAATTGTTGAGAAATAGGATCTTGTTGTCGACCAATTTTTTCAGGGAATCGTGTCGTTTCGTGTAATCCACTCGAAAACTGTTGGTCTCAAACAGATAAATAACGTCGTCTTTGTTTTCGTCGCCTTTGATGTATTCGCCGTAGGCCACGAATTCCATGTGAGGAAACGTCGGCACTTGGCACACTCTCTTTTCGTTGATGTCGTACGCGTATCCGTCTCCGTTGATGGCCACCAGTTCTCCATCACGTTTCTTGGTCACGCCGTACAAACCGTGAATGGTCGGTACCGTAGCGGCAGTCAATGAGAAGGGTTTCTTGAAGAAGCGAAACAACATTGTGTGCAGTGTGTTCAGAGGATACTGTTAAACTTCCAACCTAGCGATTTAAAGATAGTTTTGCAAATTTTATCTGTCAATAGTTTTCTTTCATTGGATTTTATCAACATGAAATGATCAGCGTGAACGTTGATATTGTGATGCTTTAGTAGTAAAAATAAGATGTATTGTGTATTAAAATTTTTCTTATTCAATTCCTTGAAATTCTTCAACTCCATATTGATGATGTCAAATTCTTGCAAGAGCTGCTCTTCAATGAAGGAAATGTCGCACGGAGGTTGACCCGTAATCAAATGGTGAATCAACACGTAGTCGTCATAGTACTTACTGTAGCCTAAATTTTTCATAATCATACACACGTGACTGAGACTGATGGTCGTCAACCGATAGTCGCTCAAATGGTTACTAATATTTTCTAAAATAGTTGGAGGTATAGTGTTCTTTTGTTTACCCTGAAAACGTATCATGCAGTCGCGAAAATGTTGGTTTCGATCGTAAATGTATTTGGGATTGACGCGCGTCGTGTCCGTATTGCTCGACTGTATAAAGTAGACTTTCTCCGATTTGCACGTGTAGCAAATGTTGACTGTTTCGTCGAAAAAGTAGCCGAGAGTCGAACCGCAATACTGGCACGTGTTCGGATCGTCTTTTTGCTGATCGACCACTTTGACGTTGTAGTAGTACTTTTTGTAGCAATCAAAAATTTCCCAAAAATTTTTCACCACGTACGTTTTACGCGCGTGATGCTGCTGCTTGGTGCCGTCCTCTTTCTGGAAGAACGTGTTCACCGTCGGCATTTGCATCAGCTGCACGTACTCTTTGAGAATCGAACGAATTTCTACGAAATAGAAACGAATAAAATTAATATTTTTAATGGTGGTACGAATCTCGTCCAGATCGTCAATCAAGTGACTGCGAACGCGTTCCGAGAGCCACGGTTGCGACAGGTAGTCGCACACTTGTTGTTCGCGAGTCGTCAACCCTTCTAGCTGACTAATTTCCTCCTTAAAATGTGTTTCTATTTGTTTGTGAAATTCCAAGATATTATCCATCTTTACATCTAAACTAGGAATTTTTAATCAACAAAAATCTATTCTGGCGTTATAATAAATATATTATCAAAAAATGGCGCAATCGAATATCACTTCAGGATTTATTGATATTGCAACATTGGATGAGATCGAAAAGTACATGTACTCGGGACCCGATGCCATCGTTTACTTTGTCCGCTCCACCTTGAAATCGACTTGGTTCACTCAGATTCCCGTATTGTTGTCGCGCAACAACGGCAATGCCGGTTTCGGGCAAGAGTGGAGTGTCAGCGTCAGTCGCGCCGGTGACTACCTCATTCACGTGTGGCTTCGCGTCGTCGTTCCCGCCGTCACTCTCAAAATTACCAATAGCTTTGCCGCCAACGGTCGCCTTCGTTGGACCAAAAATTTCATGCACAATCTCATTCGAGAGACGAGCATTTCTTTCAACGATTTGTTTGCTCACACCATCCACAATTATCATTTGGATGCCTATTCTCAGTTCACTGTCGAAGCTAGTAAACGCGCCGCTTACGATCAAATGATTGGCAACATTGGCGACATGATCGATCCTCACGGTCCAGGAGACACTATTCCTAGTCAAACGCTCAATCTCGTTTTACCCTTCTTTTTCACTCGCGATGTTGGCGTCTCTCTACCCACCGCTGCCATCCCTTACAACGAGATGCACATTAATTTCCAGTTCCGCGACTGGAAAGAATTGCTCATTTTGGACAATGCAGCCGCCGCCGGAGCTCAAGTCAACGTGCCTGTTGTCGGTGTCGATATCGATGCCGCTCCCGTCTTGGAAAGCGTTCAAGTATGGGCCAACTACGCCATCGTCAGCAACAAGGAACGTATTCTGATGGGTAAATCTCAACGTACCATTTTGATTGAACAAGTTCAAATCGCTCCTCGTCAATCGTTCAATCCCAAAGCCAATCCAGTTCCTAGCTACGACGTTCGTTTCAATCACGCCGTCAAAGCCCTCTTTTTCCAGGTTCGCAATTCCACATTTGCCAATCAGTGGTCCAATTACACGACTGCCTCTCCCGTCGTCACTCCAACTACTACAGCTATCGATTACGAAAGCCGCTACGCTCGCGATCCCATCAAGCACACGACGCTCATCTACGAGAATTCCAATCGTTTTTCCAACATGGGTAGCGATTATTTCAGTCTAGTCAATCCCTACTATCACGCTCCAGCTTGTCCCACCGACACTGGCTACCATTTGTATTCGTATTCGTTGAAATTCAACGATCTCGATCCCATGGGCAGTACCAATTACGGTAAATTGTCCAACGTCAGCTTGGTGCCAGCTGCTAGCGATGACGCCATCATAGCCAGTAACGGCACAGGCCCCGTCTTGTCGGGCACCAATTTCGGTCAGACGTTCGAATTTATAGTCACCGTCATCGTCAACAATATTATCCGCATTGCCGGCGGTACAATGGGTTTCCCTGTTTTGTAAATTGAGAGTTTAAAAAGTGAGCTTGTACTAAGAAATTATTATATTATTATAATGAGTCTAAGATTGAAAAAAGAAAGATGGCAACCGGACCCGTTTGTGCCGCCTTTGACGTTGGAAGAAACGCGAGCCGCTTGCGCCGCATTGCACATTGTCGACTACCCGCAGGTGGAACGCGCCGTTCAAGATCCACCCATCGAAGGTCAAAAGTATGCTCTTTTTAGTTTTTTCCCAGCCGCTCCCGGCGGCATCAACAAGTACAACGTGTTGGCTTTCGCCAAAATTAGAGGCGTCTACGCCACCGAAGAAGAAGCGGCTACGGCTGCCAGAAAAATCATCAGAAAAACAGACAGTTGCAACAAGATTCACACCGTCGTCGTCGGTCGTCCTTTCCCCATCTGTGAAGCCATCATGGGTAAAGTCGTCGATAAGGTTGTTCTCGATGACGACTATCAACAGGCCGAAAAAGAGATGCGAAAACGCGCCGAGGCCAGCGAACAGGACACGACTCGAGAACTTCAAGATCGAACCAAAGCGCTACTGGACGACGTTGACGAAACCAAAGCCAAAGATCCCGTTGAAACGTACATTGTCAAACGCAACAAAATGGCCACCATCGCCGCTCTGTACACTCAACACTTGGAGCAAATCGAAAAATTTAAAACGATCATGATTAAAACTCATGGTGAAATTATCGAGTTGGAAACGCCTGAAATTCTCGCTTGCTACCAACAAGTTTACGACGCCAAATGTCAAGAATCAGGCATTGTCCCCGACGCCGTTATACAATCCTATTTTAAAACGATACCATCCTTTGATTTTTTAAATAATAAATGTTAGAAAGAAGTCAAATCATCGCCATAATAATAATTATGATTGTGACTCCTTGGCTCATGTGGATGACGATCCCTTTTGGTAGAGATGGCGGCAGTAGTCCGTCTCCAGGTGGTGGTGGTGGTGGCGGCGGAAGTCCTACTCCCGGTGGTGGTGGTGGTGGTGGCGGGGGTACCACTCCTCCGAAACCGGGTCCGACCCCGAACGGCGCGTTCCCCACGTCGCAAGAAATCATGTTTAAATCCAAAGAGGAATGTCAGACGAAAGGCGGTGTCTTGAACTGGGTCGGCGATTCGGTTTTGTTGACGTGCAACAATATCGTCCGTTTTGGACAGCCCGAATCGCCCATTTTCAATGAATTGGATCAAGTCAAAGCGGCTATCGCTTCGGGCGCTTTGAAACCGGCTACGGAAAAAGATCGATTGGTCGAATACTTTAAACTCGTCTATCCCAATTCACCGGCGACATCGTGGTCGTCGATGAGCGAAGCCGATCTCGTCGGTCGCTACCAAAAATTGGAAATCTACTACAAAATGCCTCCGGAAATTCAACCAGCCACGCCCATTACACCTCGTCGCGATGTGACGAATCAGTTTTTCCGCGTACCCAACGGCGTGACTCTCGATCAAGACGCCAATGTTTTGGGTCAAGTTGGACCCTATTTGGAAGTCATTCGTTTCGGACCCATGTACTCGTTTTTCGCCGACCCGACTCTTTTTGTCGGCACCTATTACTATCCCGTTCGCGGTTCGGGACTCTACTTGCCGTTGGGTAAAACCTTGGTGGCCTACAACAAAGTGCACGCCATGAAACTGTTGGGTGCCGCCAACGACCAAATCGTTTTGTACGGCGGTCGTGATTTCCAGTCGTTTTTGCGTCGCGATTCGGAATCGGCTGAATTTACAGCCGATGCTTTTGTCAGCGTGTGCGCCGTCAACAAACGAGCGACCAGCAACAATCCCGGTTGCGATAAAATCTTCAACTATTTTGCCAACACTATTCGCTACAAAGCCAAAGCTCTCGATCGACTCGTCGGCGAAATGGCCGCCGGTAAATCTCTGAGGTACGACACTCGAGCCGTCAACGGTGTCACTAAAAAGACGTTGGTCTACTACGGTTGCGGCGACACGGGCGATAAATTTCTGGCTCAATTGGCTCGCAATCGCGGCTACAATACGTTGCAATTTTTGCGCGAAGCTCAAATGGAATTGGACGGAGACGCCATCGTCGGCTATGAACTGTTGCATCTCGTCGAAAATGCCTACAGTCAAACGGCCCTCATGCGACTCGATCCCATGCGTATGCCATTGTACATGCCCGAGGGAACGACTCCGGCCATTCCACCAAACTATCTATTGACTAAAGATGTTATGAGCGTCGACGTGAAGGCCGTCATCAATTCAGAATTTAAACCGTTTAATCAAAAAGTCTTTGACATTGATCTCATTGTACAAGAACGAAATTCGAGAGCTCCAGCACCTCCGCCAAATCCAAATCCAGCACCTCCGCCAAATCCAAATCCAGCACCTCCGCCAAATCCAAATCCAGCTCCAGCTCCAGCTCCAGCTCCAAATCCAGCTCCAGTAGTCGTGGGCGCTTCTTGGGGTCGTCGTTATTAAAAAATTTCAAAAATATATAATGTGTTTTTGAAATTTAATCCGAAGAGTCTTCCGTATCCGAAGCCAAAACGCTAGTGATTTTACTAAACATCAGAGGAATGTCTCGCATGCCGTCGTCGGTCACGGTTGTCGACGACGTCGTGATGGTGGTCGAGGCGGCGGTCGTCGATCGTTGCTCTTTCAATTTCTTTTGGTGTTTGCTGCATTTCGTCGTGTTTCCGGAATTCTTTTGACCGCACTGTTGCCCGATACGTTGACCTTTGGTGAACGTGTGAGTGCACTTGTTGTCGTCGTTGACTAAAGTCGCTACAGTATCAGGGTCACTGCCATTCCACAACGTTCGCAGTTCCAATTCGTTCAGAGAATACCTGACAGATATTCTATCTATAAATGCGTCCACTGTATTTTGTTGTGCTTTAACCAAGTCATTGAGTAGTTCTAAAATGGTACTGACTAAATTTTCCGACATGGTGAACGTTTGATGCAACTTTCAAAACACGAGCGTTCGTCACCGTTTCAATTCCACGACTACTTGGCATTGTCAGCAACACAGCTTAAATAACCCACAATGGGTTTCTTTTTAGTTCCATGCGCTGGGCATCGTTTCAATGTCGAGACTGATTTACCTTTTTTTATTTCAGGTAAATGTAGAATAAATTATGAACAATTATCTGACGTATTCTCAGCTTCAGGGAAATCAACCTCTGAACAATAAAAGTATGGATAAAACCTCTCATTACGAAAAAGAAAAACCACCTCGTGACTACCCGCACGCTCACGGTCAACCGTTGACGCAAATGCCCCAGTTTTCCGATGTTCTCGCCCACTCACCGGCCAGACAATCGCATTCCATCATGGCGAAAGAAGTAGTTCCTCTGCATCCCGCTCATCCTGCAGCGCAACCCGTCAAACACACGGCCGTCGATAAAATCGTGCGGCAACATCGCAGCGACAACGACCACGGCGGCGAAGATTGTCCCATTTTCAGTCTCTACAAAACCGATTTGCAATTCAACAAGTACATTGCCGCCACGGTCGCTGCTGCTGCTCATCAAAATGTCTTTCCCGTCGAATTCGATTGGCGTCATCACGTGTCTCTTCCCGTCGCCCGTCATCAGGGAACGTGTGCCAACAATTTCGCCGTCACCGTCGTCTCGACTCTGCAAGATCGACGCATCGTTCACGGCGAACCCGCGTTCGACTACACACCTTGCATGAAATGTCACTCGGCCGAAGGTAATGCCGCGCAACTTGTCAGTCAATTGTCGTCGTCGACCACGCCGCGTTGCTCGTGTCTCTCTAAAATTCAAGCCACCGTCGACAATGTGCGCTGGCTGACGGACATTGACGCCATCAAACAAGCGATCGTCACTCAAGGACCCGTCATAGCCGGTATGTTGGTCTACTCCAATTTCTTGTCGGGTCATTTCGGTGAACACGGCATCTATCTCGATCGTGTCGTCACTCATCATCCGCACACCAAATTCGCGTCTCCCGCGTCTCTCGTCGGCGCCATCACGGTCGTCATCGTCGGTTGGGGTGTCGCCGCCGACGTGCAAACCAGTTCTTTCACCTACGAATCGGTTCCCTACTGGATTTGTCGCAACACTTGGGGCCCGCAATGGGGACCGAACGATGGCTACTTTAAAATCGCGACGCATCGTCACAATAAACATGTGCAACTCGAACGACCCTTTCATTACAAGCAAGCCCAGTGCGGTGGAGTGATCACGTTCGATTTACGTCCCCTAGCCAAAGAGTCGGCTTGGTCCACTTACGGCATTCCTATAGCTGTCGCCGTCCTACTTGTCGTAATGCTTTACGGAGTTAAATTGAAACTTAAAAGCGTGCGCAGAAGGTAAAAACGAAAACGAAATGTTTTGTCTATTTGAAAATTATTTATCGTCAAAAGATCGAGACGTTCAACCAGTCGACCATGTCGACGTTGAATGTCAGCACGTCTACTTTGAAAATAATGACGGGACATTTTGCAATCGTTGTCGTCAACAAATGACGTGTCAAAACACCAACCAGGACCAAATTCAACAAAAGGCCAACATTGGCATTCGTAAAGAAATGGAATTTTTAAATCTCAGTCCGGAAATTGTCGAAATGACCAACAAGTACTTTATCATGGCCTGTAATCAACGTATTCATCGCGGAAACTACCGAAAAGCCATCATTTGCGCGTCGCTCTTTCACGTCTTGATGCTGAAAAAATGTCCTCAAAGTTACGACACGGTCATCAGGTGGTTTGGCTTGACCAATCATTTCGCCAATAAAGGCTTCAATTTAGTCAAACTAAAAATACCCGAATTGTGCTACCTGCGCGAGTCGTACTCGGACACGGCCGACATGATTTTCAAACACATCGGTCTCGAAAGGGACGAGACCTTTTTGAAATTCATCAATCGTCCCGATATTATGGCTTTTATTCGTACGAAAATCAATCGACGCATGTACATGATTGTCGCCGCTTTTGTTTTCATTTACATTCGCCGGCAATACAATCCCTCTATTGTTCTCGTGGATTTCTGTACCAAATTGGAATTGTCACCCACCGTTGTCGAACGCATTCTGAAATCTATTCCCCAAGAAATACATTTCTAAAAAAGTGTGAAAATTTTTTAGAAATATTTGATTTCATCTACATAAAGCTATTTGAGAGAGACTGCGCGCGCTCATCATGTCTCAAGCCAGGTACGATCAATGTGAACGCTTGTTGCGCACAGACGTTCACAAATTTGCTCTCGCTCTCATGGTGGACTACTCGTTTCAAAATACCATCGACTGGCCGAATCTTTTTAAACAGCTACCGCTTCACATCTCGTTCCCCGTGCACGTGCCCGAAAGCTTTAAATTGAAACTCGTCGAATCGCTGGTTGATTGGAAAAAAATGAGCCGCGAACCCGAACTCGCCACCGATATCATCGATATTTACGGTCACCGGTTGGACTGGTCGCTCATTTTACAGCATCGTTGCATCCCTCTACCCGCCGCCATCGTCGCCAAATATCAATCTAAATTCGATCGAGCCATTTGTCAGCTGTTGAACGATATTATTTAGAGATTTCCTACCACATCTTGACTCTCTTCAATCACGTATCCATATTTCTCTTTCAAAAGATCTGGATTCGTTTCTTTGACGGCCTTCCATCTTTTGCCTAGCTCTCGTCTGACGTCGGACGCGTTCATGTCGGGATGATCCTTTTTGATGGCGCGTCGTTCGTCGGTACAAAACAAATTATAAATACTCGGTCGGGCGTTCTTTTTCGGTCGCACTTTACTCTCCAAATACTTGTTGTAGCGCTCCCTGTCGACCATAGCCTTGTCGATAAACGGTTGTTTCTCCTGGTCGCTCAAATTGCGCCACGACTCTCCGAAAAGAATCATGACCTTGTTGGGTTTGATGCCGGGATTGGTTTCCAAAATCTCGCGACGTTTCGACTCGCAAAAAAAGAGGTAAGCGCTAATGTTTCGCTGAGGTCCCTGGACGACTTCTCTCTGTTTCAAGCCCAACATCAATCCCACGCGTTTCTGAGTCTCGCCGCTGTGCCATTTCTCGATCAGGTCCACGTTGCCAAACAAAAAGTCGTCCGACATGAATTGATTGATAGCATTAAGGATGGATAATTTGGATTTCGAAATCATGGTAATGGTTTTCTTAATGATGGACTACTTTTAACTAAATTAAACTGTGAGGAGAGAATAAAAAATCATGTTGACACCGGCTATTTGTCAAGATTTGGTAATGAAAACGAGTGACGCGTGCGGGTGCGGTCCCTTGGACGGCTGTCAACATCCGCGACACCAGCGACCCTACAAAATGCACGAATGGATGACGCGCGTACAGGCCATGAACAATTTGACCAACAAGCAGGGACGAGTGTACACGGCTACTGTCCGTCACGACGACGTCGATCATCGCGTCGTTCTCAAGCATTTCAACAAGCCGGCACTGTTTGATCACGCCCGACGCGAGTACGTGGCCGGACAGCACCTCAACGCTCTCAACGTGCCCATGTTTGTCGAAACGTACGCCTCGTTTCATCGCAATTCAGGACCCTACAACTTGACGCGTTTCGTCGACGGTGAAACCTTCAAATCGGCCATGTCGAAAATGTCGCGTCAAAAATTCATCACGCTCACCATGCAAATGTGCGTCGCGCTTGAAATGGCTCAATCGGCCTTCCGTTTCGGGCACTACGATTTACATTTGGAAAACGTCTTGATTCATTTTTCTAGTAAAAAAACGCAAATTCTTTTCGATCAATATCACGTGTCTTTTTCCAATTGTTTCAATCCCGTCATTATCGATTTTGGCATGTCGTGCGGCAGCGATAGCGTCACCGGTGAAACGTGGGGCATGCGACAGCTCGAAAAGAAAGGCATCTACGAACATTTGCGTCCCGGCTACGACATGTTTGTCTTTTTTCTCTACTGTCACCAAGAGCCGGGTAAATTCGCCTTCTTTGACATTGTCGTCAAGGTGCTGGAGAGTTTTTACAAACACGACGTCGATCAGCCGCGTCAGTATTTGCAAACGTTGCGACGCGGAGCCGACAGTAAAACACCCAAACAGCTCTTTGAATTTCTCGTCCAATTCTCGACGCACGTCATAGTCAAACCTCGACGCGTCTACACGCTAGGCGCCATCCAACCTCCGCCACCAGATGCCGTCATTGACACGTACGTCGACAGCGTCTTTTATCAGCAGTTACCGTCGGCAGAGTTGACACCTCAATCGGACGCCATGGCTTTTCGCTCGAGTAAATCCGTGGAATTCAAAATCAACATGTATTACAAGATTTGCCAAACGTCGCTGACGTCGTCCTACGAAAAATGGATCAAGATATTTGAGCGCGAAGTCAAGAAATACTGGAAAGAAAAAGACGCTCAAGAAGCTCGAAAAAGAATTAAATGGCAATTACCTGTTTCAGAAATTGCCAATGCGTCTTGAACGTGGACTATAAGGACACGGCCGATTTCTACGAAGATGACGACAAACCCAAACAGTGTGCCGGCGTTTGCGTCGTCAGTCGTCGCGGTATTTTAATCAATCAATCGTACAATCTCTACTGGGGTATTCCGAAAGGCATCGTCAACGAAAGCGAATCGTTGCGCGAGTGCGCCGTTCGTGAACTTTTCGAAGAGACCAACCTCAAGTTGGATAAGAGTCAACTGACGCGCAACATGTTCAAATTCAAGTACAAAAACATTAGCCGTCAAGTGTGCGTGTTTTTCGCTCACGTTGACGCCGTTGACGTTTTACCTAGGATAAATACGGGAAACGATGCCGAATCTACCGGCTGCGGTTTCATTCATCCCAAATGTCTCCTCGAATTATTTTATTCTGGAAAAATTAAGATTAATTATTTCACTAGGGTTCTCATTAATAAAATCTTTTTATGACATGAGAAAAAAGCCGACATCCTGGTGGCGAAACATTGGCAAAGGTCGTTTGTTTCTCATTGCCTTTGTCACGCTGTGCGTGTACGCCATTTTCAGACGTGCCCGCGGCGTTCGCGGCACTAGCGACCCCCATTTGCTCGGCAGCGATTGGCGCCAACGTTTTCCTCACGCTTTCAGACCAGTAGACACGTCCATTAGTACTTCAACCGCGCCGGCCGACAGTCGCGGTGAATTGGCTTGCCGACGTCACTTGGAGGAGCGCTTCAATCGACCCTTTCCCAAAAAGCGTCCCACTTTTTTGCGCAATCCCGTCACTAAAGTCGATCTCGAATTGGACTGCTACAACGCTGAGCTGGCTCTCGCCGTAGAATATCAAGGTAAACAGCATTACCACTACGTGCCTCATTTTCACTCGTCGCGTGACGCTTTTCTCAATCAAAAGTATAGGGATCAAATTAAAAGAGATTTGTGTTTGAAAAACAATATTGTTTTGATTGAAGTTCCCTATACAGTCATTGATATTGAATCGTTTTTGGATTTGAAACTGAAAGAGCATGGATACATCTAAACCGTCACACGTCAGACAATTATTTCCAGTAGATTCTTTGCCTCTGACGCCTTCACCTTCGCCGCCGCGTCGAAAAATCGCCGTCGCCGTTCGTCGTCGCTTTCTTACCCCCCATCCCCCGGTTCCTCTGCATCAGCTCATGTCGGAAATGTCTCTCGTCGGATCATCGGAACGTAAACGCAAGCAAACGTCGCCTCGTAAATTCACCGTCGGTCCCAAACGCAAAGCGCCATCGTCGGGAGTGGACCGATCGCCGCCACTTTCAGAACCTGTACAAAAATCTAAGAAAAAATCTCAACGTCCAGATTTGGTTCATCCTCACCATCAGACTAAACTTTTGGTTCCATTTGTGGTCAAAGCCGGTGATCGATTGATTAAGAATCTTTTCCCTTCTCAGACCATCACTATGCAAAAGAACGAGTACGGACTGTACGTGTACGAGGGTTTCGTTTTGGATAAGAAATCCGTGGTTGGTAAATATCTGGGTGATGGTCAAGTTACGCCTTTGACTGACGAAGATTTTGAAAAGGCCAAAGAATTAAAAATTATAATATAAATGTCTCAGTTATATCAGTGTATTAAACAAGCCTCGATAAAATACATGGATGTCGACCCGAGAGAAATGCGAGCCTTCATTTTGAAATGTAACAAAACACTAGACATGCAATGTATCATGATGGAAATTGTGGACCATTTTGTCGACGAAACGGCGACCAAAGTCGGTGCCGTTCGTTGCGATGAAGACGACTACATCAACATGGTTCTCGACTTGGAAACGATTCCTTTTAAATTGATGGTCTTGTTTTACACTTTCCTGTCGTTTCACGCCAACAGTGTGGCCGTCGATCGACAGCGATTGGGACATTGAATAAAATTTCAAAGATGTTAAAATTTTTGAAATTTAACCGACAGCCACTGATGTGCCGCCGGCCACTGGTACTTCTACTGGTGCCGTGTTACACTTTTCCATGTGGCTAATAATGATGCTCTCGTCTAGACTTGTCGTCATTCCCACATTGCTAAAGTGTACGTTCTTATCGTTTTTCAGCATATTTTTCAGTTCTTTGCAAACGTTAATGTTCAAACAGTCGTTTTCGTAAATAGTCTTACACAACGAATATTTGGAGGCGAGTTTGGATTTGCGGCTGTTGACGTAGTTTGATTTGCCGCGGACAATTATATATTGATCGTCTTCGATTTTGACGAGTGAAATTTTTTCGTAACACGTTCGTTTCATGATCTTTTTGGAGATTTCCAATGGCTGGTGCTGAAATATGCAGCCGCCACTGTCGGCGATCGTGTCGAAATAGTTTTTCACGACGAGACAAAAATCGCGACACACGCGTTCGACGATCGTCTCGTTGATGCCACTCACAATAACTTTTCCCGATTGAAAAACGAGAAAAGTGATGTAATAGTCTTTGCGTTCATCTAGACCCAATTTTTTACTGCTGACGCAATCTTTGTAAGGCACGTGCTCTACAAAGCTGACTTCGTCAAAGAAGCTGACGTTACGGTGCATGACCTCGGTCGTTCCGACGTTGTACTTGCACGTGAACGTGCCGGATGTTTGTGAATTGAAGCACGTGTAGTTATTATAGTGAGGAGCTATCGTTTGGAAAAAAGTCATTAGACTGTCGGGTTCAATAGGACGATTAAGGTCAAGGACAAAATTACTCATAACTTCGTAAATATAAATTTCGCAAGTATCATTTTCGTACATTTTGGGATACAATAGTTTAAGTAAAGAGATAACATACTGAATGGCTTCGTAAGCGCACTGAAGGGTAATATTGCCTGTGAATTGAAAGGAACCGTTTTTACAAATTTTCATGGAAATTTGCTTGTTGAAACTGAGAAGGTAGAGGTCGCAAGTGAAGGCGTTTTTGAAACCCGTCCGCAATTGGATGATGCTGTTAACCTTTTTGTCGTTGAAGATGTATTTGGAAAACAATTCCATACATTCTACAATGTTCAATTTTATTTCTTTACCGCTGGCAAATCTAGTCTTTCCCACCATTGTTCTTGTGGTGCAAAAGAAGGAACCGTTGTCGTAAGATGAAGGCATCATGGTGGTATTGGTTACGGCGGAACACATATTAACTTAGACATAAAGAAAGAATGTGTAAGATATCAACTTGCTTTTAATCAGAGGATATTTTTTTTAAAATCGGTATAACTCTTGAGAACGATTTCGTACTCGGCTTGGGTGACGATGCCGTCGGTGAGCACGTTGTCGACGACGTGATCGAGATGCGACAGTGTCGCTTGCGATCTGGCGACTATACTGGCGTATCGCGTCTGTTTATTTTTGTTGCGTTCTTCGGCGAGATCGCAGCAACTCGTCACCGCTAGTCCGCCAATAGCCAAGGGTACGGTGACGCCTACTGAAATGGGGAAGATGACGGCCGTAGCCACTAGGGGAATGGCGCACACGTTGACGAGCGAACGTATCGATTCGTTAAAGTTAGCCCAGCCTTTTTGTCTGCCCAATTTCTTTTCGTATTTGGCGAAGGTGTCGCGTACATCTTTTCGAGTTTCTTCCACCTTTACTATGCGTTTTCTGTTCAATTCCGACAGGTCGTTGACGTATTCGAATGGAAAATTGTGACGAGGCGGCGCCGTGGCGATATCGACCGCGACTTCCTTCATTTATTATATGATATACACGCATACAGATACACACAAATTACTGAATTTTTTTATTTTGGCTTAATGGAGCAAACACCGTCTTGACAGAAAAAATCGGGTTGTAAGGCCGGATGTTTGTACAAGGGTTTTCGTTTTTTGTTCTTTTTCGCCTGTTGTGCGGCTAAAGGTTTTTCCACTGTGGTGGTCACAACTTCATCTTCATTGTCGTGGGTAAATTGTCGAATTTCCTCGTCAATGGCGTCGGCTTCGCGTTTCAAGGCGTCAGGTAGACCCGTGACGTCGCGTGTGTCCGGTAGACTACTCGACAACTCAGGTAGGTCGCGTTGTTCATCGTCGGCCACGGCATCGGCCAATTGTGAAACAATGTCCTCTGGTTCATTGACCTCTTCTACTACTGCCGGCAGTGGTTCTGGAAGCGGTGCTGTTACTGCCGGTGGATCGTCAAAAATTTCTGTAATTTTCGACGTCCGCGGCAGTGGCGACGTCCCGGCCAACGCTTCGGCTTGTCTGGACCACAAAGCCGCTAGTAATACTTCTGGAGGCACCATGGGCGGCGGCGGCGATGCTGGGCGAGGTGGAGTTGGTCGTGCAGCAGCTGCAGGCATGGGTTTTGGTGGTGTTGCCGGCATGGATACAAGCTTTGCCTGCGTTGGTGGTGGCGCTGGTTCATCATCATCATTTTCTTCTTCTATTTCGTCTAGCTGACGCATTTGCTGAGATAATTCGTAATCACTCGTATCGATAGTTTCCTTTAAAAAATCGTTCTTCTTTTTCAAAAGATTAGGTCCTATGAACGAAATGAGAGGCGTGATGGCTGTCGTGGCCAGATTCATGAGTTGCGACGTTTCTTCAGCTGGCGAAGGTTCCAATTCGATGCCCTCCATCAGCGATTTGACGAGTCGTTTTTGTTTCTCTAATTCTCGGCGGCACTGATCGTGTTTGCGCTTGAAATAGAAGAGAGCCAACGATAACGCGATGCACGCCAGGACCAGAATTTTGTTCATTTTTTATTATTAGAGAGTTAAGAGTTTGTCGTTTTACAATACAAAAAGATACGACGATGATGCACGTAGATCAGCAGCAACAACGTGTCCTTTTCGAAGCCGTGTCTCGAGCCAAGGGACTCTTTTACAAGAATCTCTTTGATTTACATTTACAAATTAGTCCTTTGTGCGACAAAAATCCTCGCATCCGGCAAACGTGTTTCAAAATTCGCAACAACGGTCTGCAAATCTATACCAATGTCCAACACCACATTCACGCCAATGCCAAAGTGACCAAAGAGGCTTTCGATACGTACACGTTGACCGGCGACGTGGAAGAGCTCAACATTGGCATCAGTCTAGAGTACCTGAAAACGACGTTCAAAAACGCCAAAAAGACGGACGACGTTGTTTTCACCGTTCTCAGCGACGACACGGACGACACTCTTCCCGGAAATATTTGCATTCAAATCATTAAGACTCAAAAGACGTCGAAAAATAGTCAAACCAACGACTATCCCAAAGTGAAATCCAACGCTAAAATCAAAGTGACTCTCGTTCAGAATCAGCTACTCGAATTCGGTGAACGCATCACCGATCCCGTCAACGTTTCCAACGAAGAATACCTCAGCATTTGTCGCAACATTCAAATGCAACCCGGATGGATCGACATTTCACGCAGCGAACAGAGTCTCAAATTTGCTTTCCAAGTCAACGAAATCATCGAATGTTCCACCATTATCGGTGAAGCCAGTGAACCGCTATCGCCGCCTCAACGTTTCAATGCCAACAACATCAAAAGTACCAACAAAATCGCCACTTTTGGACCTCAACTGAAAATCTACTTGAATAAACATCAGCCGATGGTGATTGAGAGTAACAATGAACACATCAATATCGGAATCTGGGTCAAATCCAATGACCAAATTTCTGAAGAAAATAAATAATATAAAATGATGAATAGAAAGGTGTTTGTAGGTGGAATCATCATCAGTCTATTGGCGATAGTCTACTTGCTGTCGTATCCGAAACCCGTCACCCCCACCGTTCAACAACAGCGACCAGTCGTCGTCTACGAAGCCATGAAACGACCGGCTCCCGTCAGACGTCCTCTGCGCTCCTTTCGTCTTCCTGCTCCTGCTTCTCCTAAGCCGGTAACCGTTTCACCACCAGTACCAGTACCAATGCCAGCTCACGTCATGTTGACGCAAACGAGCGAATCTGCTCGTCCAGATGAAGAGTCGCGTCCTTTTCCCGATGAAGCGCCGCCATCATTCGTCGAACCGCCTCCGCCACCGCCGCCGCGTTTAGCTCCATCGTCGCTCACGCAGGCGTACACGCCCACAGTGTTACCTCGAAGAGCCAGAGCGTTACCGATGAGTCGTAAAAGTTTCCGGTCCATGCCACCGCAATCTTTTACGCCACCACCACCACCACCACCTGAAGCGGATCGGCGACCCGTGACGCTCATTAAAGATCTTTGAATAGTGTCATTTTAAAAGTTTTGGTTAATTTTTAAAATGATAGAGTTTTCTGTGGCGTTTCATGGCTCGTTCATTTTTGACGCTTTTACCGCACGTTGAACATTGACACGGGTCTTGTTCGATGCGAGTCACGCAGCACTGAAATTCTCGTTCGTTTAACCACAACGGTCGATAGCCGCACGACTGAAACACATAGTTGACCAACGACTGATGACTGGACGTTTCAAACCATAACGTTTCGTAACCTTTAGCGAAATTACCCGTCGATGTGACGACGACCACGCACACGGCGGTCGTGTCATTCCTCCACGTAGCCGACCAATTGGCGTCGAATTTCAAACAAATTCCTCGACGTTGACATGCGGCAAAAAGAGTCATTGTCACAACACATATATTACACGACCGGACGGCCAGCGAAGAAGCTATGCTCTCTGTCTTTATATAATATTCGTTCCTCATTTCTCTAAATTAATAAATTATGAATAATCAGTTATGGTTGATTATGTTTTTCGTGGTGATCTTGGGAGTACTCGGAGTTTTTGCCTTTACAGAGAAAAGACGGTCACCTGCACCGTTACCACCGGCTGAACCCACGTACGGTCTGTACGGTGGCGCGCCTCTCATGTTTAACGGTGCCATTCTACCGGCGACGATCGATTTACCTAATCCACCCCAACCCCCCATCGCGGCCTACACGCCTTACGGTGCCTATTCGGAACAGTCGCTAGGCTTTCCCATCGGCAACTATTGGCCCAGACCGGACATGATGACGTTTCCCGAGTTTACAATCCCCACCTACATCAATGCTCCCGATAGTACGATGAAACCTCCAGTACCGGGACCCGGACCCGCGCCCGGACCCGTGCCCGTACCCGTGCCTGGACCCGTCGACGCCAAACTTGCCGCTAATTTAACGAAATATTTCAAACAATTGTGGCCAAATATGACGACGTTGACTGACCCGGTCAAATTGGAACAAATCTACGACAATTTAGACGCCTACTATCTCGATTGGATTCCAGGCAAAGAAAAAGCCTCAGCGTCCAACTACAAAACCGATCGTATGCCTTTGTTGACGGCCATCGATTCCGACGCCAAACTCGACTACTCGCGACTATTTGACGGCAACGTGTGCGATTGTTTGCGTATCGCTCACAAAGAATGCATCTACAGTCCTAATCGATTGCAAGCCAAAGAACTTTTGGACTGTCCCACGTGGCCCTACATGGTCGTCAATTTGACCAACGCGTGGCTCATGAAACGCGCCTATGATACCAACAATCCCGATAGCAATTATCGCAAAGATACCATCGTTCGAAACGGCATGTCGGGCATGAAAGGATTTCCCAACGATTCTTTTTACGAAGGTTTCGTCTATCCGGGCGAATACGCCGTCCCCGATTTGTGCAGCAGTAAACCCGATCCGTTTTTCGACGAAATGCAACCCGGTCTGACGTCCGGTGGTCAGCCACTCAACATGTCGCGTCGCAATCCACCGTGGTGGTATCCTCAAGATTGCTCTTCGACGGCTTGCGAATTCCCCGACGAAAAATGTTTGACCGTCGTCAGCGACGGCTCGTATGGTGGATCTCAATCCAAGGGCACCTTTAAACGTTGCTATCGCGACGGAACGTACACGATCGGCAATAAAGCTCCCGCTTCGGCGTCACGTAGCGGCTTTGTGCGCGAATACTTGACGACCGACCTGAAAGACGACTGTCCCGGCGGTTTCCCGCCCAACATTTGCGCCGACGTTTCTCCGCGCGATTATCGCGGCTACTGGACGTACCCTTTAGTCGGTTGCGGATTGTGGTGGACCGTCGGCAAATCGGTGGCCGTCAACACTAAACTCGGTCTGCTCTTGGCTCCCAAATCGGAACAGGGATTGGGTCTGGATTTCGATAAACTCATGGAATTGCGCACGCAAACCAACGCTTTCGAACAGAATTTGTTCCAACAAGTCAATCGAGTCATGCAAATCATTCGCGACGGTAGCGTACCCGCTAACGGCACCATGTGGCCGGCTATGACGTTGGACGTATTGAAACAGCACGGTTACAAGGGCGCTCAGATTGCCGATAGAACGCAAGCCTTCAGCGCCGCCAAAGATCTCGTAGCCTACTGGTACAAAGAAGGCTATACGGGTCTCGATTCCACTCCTCACGGTTTCAATTACAATTACTCGAAATATTTCCCGTTGGGTTGTCATTTTTCGTACGCGTCTCGTTTCGATCATTTGCTCACCTCGTACATGACGGTAGCCAAATTGGATTCCATTCAGTTTTTAGTGGAACCGCAAAACGTCAAAGTCGGTCTGCGTCCGGCCTACATGTTTGAAATTTTCAGCAAGAAACCTCGAACGGCTGATGCTATGGTCGGTTCGGCATTCCAAGATTTCAGTATCACGTCGTGTCGCGCGTGCTACAGTCTCGATCCGGGACCTCAAATCGAACAGTACATCAAGTACGGCTACTTGCCGGCATCGGCCGTCACCACCAAGAAACTCATCGATCCCGCCGTCTTTTTGGCTCGTGCCAGTGCCAAGAGTTTCACTCCGGCCGTGCTTTAAGTTTGCATCAGAAAGCCTCATCGCCTACAACATAAAGATAATGAGTACGCGTGTCGTTTTGAAACGCGTCGAAGACGAACAACGTCTACGCGATCGTTTTACGGTCGTTCTCGAAGACAAGACGACTCGCGTGTGTTTTGTCGACGGTGTTTGGCCGACGTTCAGTGTCCCTTTCTCGGCCGTACCGACGAGCGGCAACAATCGCTTGTATCGACCTTGTCTCTCGTTTCCCCGATTCACGGGCACGTTGCGTCCCGAACAGGTCAATATTCATCAAAATGCTCGCATCAAATTGGCCGAAACGCACGTTGTCATGATTAGCTGTTTTCCCGGTTTCGGGAAAACCATAACCACCCTGTCGTTGGTGTGCTCTCTTCGCTTGCCGGCCATCATCGTCTGTCATCGCGTCTGTTTGGTTCAACAATGGCGCGAATCGATCGCCACGTTTTGCAGCGGCGATGCTCTCGTCGTCGACTTGCCAGGCTACACGGGCACCGACTATCATTTTGGCATCATCAACATTGCCAACGTTCACAAATTAAACGACATCCCGGTCGATCACGTGCTCGTCACCGATGAAACCCACTTGTTGCTCAGCGAAAAACGCAGTTTGAATTTGTTGAAATTCTGTCCCAAACGATTCATCGGCTTGACGGCGACACCCTATCGTCCCGATGAACTGCACGTCTTGTTTAAATTTTTTTACGGTGAAAATTTCATCGTGAAAAAATTGTTCAAAAAACACGATATCTACACGGTGTACACGGGCATAGTGATGCTCGAGCGGCGCATTTACGGCAAACTCGACTGGAACTACATGTTGGAACAGCAAGCCACCAACGTGCAGCGTCATCGTTTACTGGTCGACATTATTCAAACGTTCCCCGCTGACCGCACGTGGCTCGTGCTCGTCAAACGCGTGGCTCACGGTGAAGCGTTGCGCGATTTACTTTTGACCGTGCGACCGTCGCGCGTCGTCAGCCTCCTCACGGGCAACGTGCACACGTACGACAAACAGTGCGACATTTTGATCGGCACCGTTGGCAAAATCGGGACGGGTTTCGATTTTCCCAAATTGGATTCCCTACTCGTCGCTGCCGACATGGTTCAATACTATATCCAATTTCTGGGCAGAGTCATGCGAACGAAAAACGTGCCCGTCGTCGTCGACGTGGTCGACCAGCACGCCATCATGAATTTGCACTACTTGTCTCGCAAAAAAGAATATCTCGAACACGGAGGGCGCATCATCAATGCCAACGAACGCGTTCGAGATTTAACCACCACCACTACTAACCCGTAGCGGCGGCGGCTTCGACGTCTCGCGAAACGATCGTCACGTGCAACGATTTACATTTCATGGGAAAGACGAAATGCTTCCTGAATTCGTCGACAAATTCGCTAAAAATAGTCAATCGAAGATCAAAGACGGTCGTCTGTTTGGTTCTATAGATGAAAGAATTGAGCGATTCCGTGTGATGCCTCAGTCGGCACATGTTGTGACTTTCGTTGACAAACACCCCGGGACCGATCAGTTTAGTTTTCTTGCAAAAATCGTATTTACATCGGGTAATATTGGTAAAATGATGCGCGAATTTACACAGATTATTGTAGACGCACGGTTTCTTTAGCAAATAGAGTCGACAGAGTTTCACGTTGACGACGCGTGACGGCACCGTCGGATGCCTCGTGTTCCATCGCTGAGGTATCGTGTACACTTGGACGTGATTGTTGAACATTTTATCGATATCGTCCGTCGACTCGAACAAATTATAGTGGATAGGTTTCGGAAATATATATCGTCTTTTTTTGGTTGTCATCTCGTCTGGATCGTCATCGTCGTCATCGCCACCGCTGCTGCTGCGATATTCGACAATGGCCGCGTCTCCATCGTAATCGAAATAGTCATCCAACTCTTCTTCGCTGCTGACGAGCAAGTCGTCTTCGGGTACCGCCGCGATTTCATCCGACATTTTTCTATTGTTCTTGACCAATTCTTTATCATCTTGAATTACACAACATTTTTTGAAAAATTAATTTGTCTTGTACAATTCTTTGACGCGTTGCAGCGTCTGTTCTTCTTTGCCCAGTCGACGATTGACGTGGTTGTGAAACGTGAACCAAAAGTAAAACAAATTGGCTTTGTTCAGACACGCCCATGTCAACGCTTCTCCTCCCATTTCACTCGTGTAGGTGTAGGCCAAATGTTGGGCTGCCGTCGTCGGCAACCAGATGTGAAACGTTTCGAGAAATTGACGCATGCGCGTCTGATCTGCAAACGTGGGTTGATCTCGATACGTCAACGCCGTCATGTGTAAAAAGAACCAGAATGGCGGTCCCCATCCCGCCACGCGCGTCGAATACATGTTTCTGGCTTGCATTAAACCGACGAGCGGTTTGTGAAGGCGTTGATTGACGGCGTTGTGAAAATGGACGTAAAACTCGAAAAGCGATTGACGCGACATGGTCGCTTGCAATAAATTGGATTTCGACACGTAGTCTCGAGCGTGTTGCTGACAATAGGGACAGGGTAACAAATTGGGCAACAAGATGAGAAAGTCAATGGCCGCTTTTACGTGAGGCGACGATGGTGTCGCCGGATAGGCCAGACTGCTCGTGTGTAAAAAGAACCAAAAAGAAGGTCCCCAATCGGTCGTCGATCTAAACGATGATCTGTTTGCGTTCATTTATTGGAGGTTATTAAACGTAGTCGTACATGACGTTCATTTGCGGCGCAAAACTGGCTCTACGATGGCGACGACTCGACCGACGCATGGTACGTCTCATGGTCGTGGCCGAAGCGCGACGTTTAGACTTTCGGCGTTTAGTTCGACGAGACTTTCTACGCGATTTCTTTGTCACTCTGGCCATGAAACACTTTCGTTTTCCATTGGCCCTAAAGCAAACTTTTCTCTTTCTAGTACGAGCTACCATTTTATTTAAATAAAATTAATAACGGCGGCGACGTTTGCTGGTCTTGCGACGTTTACTAGATTTGCGCGACTTTCTTTTTGAACGTCGCTTGGAGCGACGTTTGGACTTGCGAGATTTGCGACGAGCCTTGGCTGCCGCCGGTCCCAACAGGAAATCCGGTGGCGGTGGCAGCTCAGCCTCTATTGACGGTGTCAGAAATACTGACGGTGCGTCTTCCGCGAGATCTAGGGAGGGATCGTAATTTCTCGGTCCAAAATAGGTCGTCTTGGGGTACGGACGACGACGAGTGTACCTTCGTCTCGTCCTTCTTTTGGTAGTGACACGTTTATTGGACCCTCTTTTAAACCAATAACATCTCTTATAGTATCCTTTTCCTTTTCTAGATTTGACCATTATTATTTATTAATATCAATTGATTTTAAAATTGCTCACAAATTTTAATGTAGTTTGTGTGTACACACGATGAATGATTTAGAAAAGTTTGATTTCAATCTGGACGCTCGCGATGAGGACATGTGGTCGTTGCTGGCATTTGTCCAAGTGTACGACATCAAGAGTCTTCCGGTCGAAGTGTCGCAACAGTTGACGCGGTTCTATTGCGACAAAATTCGTCAGGTTTCGAAACAAACAGGTCGTGACGTCATGGACGACCATTTTCTCAATACGGTTCACTATTGCATTTGTCGTGGCTACGAATTTTTTCGTAACCTAACACCCTTCAAATTGCGCGTGTGTTTGGCGACGCGATCGCAAGTGAATGCCTACTGGCTCGAACGCATTGCTTCGTTGATGCAATTTCTATAAGTTCCAATATTTTTCATGGAATATTGGAACTATTTCTTAATATAAATCTTTGATTCGAATAAAGAAAAATGATGCAAACACTTCAATCGAATGCTTTCGAGACTCTTGTCGTAGAGTTCAAAAAATATCTGGCTTTACAGGTGCCGTCCGAGTTGGCCGTCGTCTTTCTGACGGGTAGCGACTGCAAGTATTGCGTGGAAATGCGAGAGGTCATTGATCGTGTCATGCCTCGCTATATAGGCAAAGTGCAATTTTTCACCGTCAATTTGAGCGAGAACAAGTCGGTCGTCTCGAAAGCCGAAGGTAGCGTCTATCAGGATGGCAGCGACGCTTCCATTCAACACGTACCCATCGTTATTTTCTATCGCAAACAAATGCCCATCGCTCGTTTCAAGGGTCAGTACAACGAACACGATTTCGCTCAGTTCATCGCGTCCGCGATCGAAGGTTCGGTCGCGGTTCCAGCTTACGCTCCGCCTCCGTCGTACGCGCCACCACCCGCCGCCGCCGCTGGGTATCCAGTAGAGCAGCCGGTTGCCGCCTCCGCTTATCAGCAGCAGCCGTACGCCTATCAACAGGCAACGCCGCAACAGTATCAGCAGCAGCAGCAGCATTATCAACCGACTGCGGCGACGGCACCGGCTAAACTTCAGCAATCGTACTACAACACTCCGTACCGTCAACCTCCTCTGCAGCAGCACCAACAAGATCTCTACAACAGACCGGGAGCAGCTGCCGCCGCCGCCGACAACGCGCCCAGCATCGAAAACTGTAGCGGACGTAAATTTTGCTATTCTACCTACGCAAATGCTTATAACAGTTGTTAAATAATTGTTTGATGTAGATAAAAATGGAGAAGCACATTGAATGGCTATCTCGCAAAAGCGATGTGTTGAAAATGTTTTTCATGATGATTCCCGTCGGCGACGCTTTCCATTTACCCGATTGCAGTTGGGCGTCAGAGACGCGAGGACCCGACACGTGCGTCTGTCAGCACATTATGTGGCGCGTTTACGGCGTTTTGACTAGCAGCAGCAGCAACGGCGGCGACGGCCCTCAGTCGCTCGTATAGCGCTTCCGTCACGTAATCTGGACAATCGACGTGCACGTGATCGACGTAGAAAACGACAGCGACAACGTCAAAGGTCACATGTCGTCACGCGAATTCTCTCAACCATTTCAATGTCGACTCCAAATAACGACTCGTGTACGCTTCTGTAAATGTTGCCGTTTCCTTGTACCATTCTTGATATGTTTTTATCCAATACATGAGTACCCCCTGTAAGTCTTTTGATTCCAATGTCGCGTGACACGCTTCGATGGGGACGATAGAGTCGTCGAGGTGAAACAAGTGCGTAAACAATTGGTTTTCGCGCAACGTCCGGACGCTTTTCCAGCGACCCACATCTCGCCATTGTCGTTCATTATCGCTACAGCTGCTGCTACCGCTGCTGCTACAATCGGAATTGTAACCCGAAGCTCCTCCTTCCGTTGTGGGCGGAGTTTCATCTTCGTCGCGTGGGTAGTCGGCGCATTGAGTCACTCGCGCTAGCAAATCAAAAAGACTGCGTTTGAATTGTCGATGGCGTCGAGCGTGTCGCAACCCGACTTCAAATTCCACGCCCCAATGCTGAAAATTCTTTTGCAGAATGTAAATGTCGTGGATGGGACAAAAGACCATAGGATTCATGTAGTGATGCGTTTGAGTCATGGGCGCGCGTAAACCTGTCACGCCCCGACAGTAGCTGAACCCGAAATCGATCATGATGGGACGATAGTCATCGTACGGCAATATGGTACGCGTGCCGTCGTTGAACGTGTACACGTGTTTACTTTGCGACGCTTTCACCATAAGAATGTTGTCGAAATGCAAGTCGTAATGGGTGAAATCGCAGATTTCTCTGGCCACTTTGAGCATGCAATAGAGATGCAAATAAATGAGCTCTTTTTCGCTCGTGTTCAGCTCGTCCATAGCGTCGTACAGAGTGAATTCGTGTTCGATAAACTCCATGACAATACACTGCGATTTCGCCGTTTCCTTATAGTCCAGCAGTCGAGGGAAAAAAGATTTCATTCTCTGGTCGCTGTTCAAGACGAGCATAACGTCGCGTTCGTGTTGCAAATTCACGTCCGGTAAGCTATTGGTCTTGTAAATGGCTTTCTTTTTTTTATATTTTCCCTCGTAGACGGTGCCGTAGTTTCCTTGTTTGGATAGTTTTTTCATCGTATATGTGTGTTTATGTGTCTCGGTTGATTCTTTTTAGGAGCCAAATAAATTTGATTCACCACGATTACCTGTAAATTTTACAGATATATTGAACGTCGAGCTAAAAGAACGTATTACCACAATAAAAATGACTGAAAAGATGGTTTCTCAAGAAAAGATGGTTCGTCAAGGAAAGTTGCACGTGCGTCAAAAGAAGCAGACGCGCAACGAGAGCATCAAGTCGTGCAAAGAGACACTGGAACGGCTCATCAACACCTATCAGATGGAGCCAGAGTTTGCTCACGATTTGGAAGAGTTTAGCAAGCTCTTTGCGTCCATGTTGAAAACGCTCGAAACGGTGAAAAAGACGCGCAACAATGCCAACACGGGATTGGGTAAGAGTCGACCCGTCACGGCCGCCACGCGCGCTTTCATCAAGCAAGTGTCTGGCGACGACAACGACAACGGGGCGTGTTCTCGTTCCGTTCTCACCAGTCTCATCAGCCGCTACGTCAAGGAAAAGCAACTTCAAACCCACGAACGCAAAACCTTGTTCCAATGCGACGAGGCGTTGTGTAGCATTCTCCAATGTACCGCCTCCATGTGCAACGATGCCAAGAAATTGGAAAAGTACTTGGAACTCGAGTGCATTCAAAACCGCGCCTACATGCAACAGTATATAATCGGCTTACTCGAGTCTGGTTCAACCATTGAGTTGGCGGACGAGCTGAAGTTGCGTGAAAACGATTTGATTTCCTGGACAGAATTACAGAAGATTTTGTTTTTAACTTTCGAAGATGAACAGCAAAGCAGCCCTAGCCAATAAATTTGCCGAGAAAGCCGGTTTGACCGATGCCAAATCGACCACCATCCCATCGTGTAAGTCCATCAACAAGCCGGCCGGACTTTTTATTGGCGAAGACAATTTGAAGTCTTCTGGATGGAAACCTGAACTGATGGCTGTTGGAAAACCTCATAAACTTGTAACTCGAAAACTCGACCCCATTACCAAAGGCTTTGAAGAAAAGCCAGGTATTCTTTTGGATGCTCCACGCCTTCTCATTTTACGTTCGTCACCGTTACTTTGTAAAAATCTTAACACTGGTTATGTTGATGGCTTGTGGAATGCTCCTCTGCACAAACCGGTATCTTATTTGAGATGTATGAGACGTCATTTAGTTTTGTTTGTCGATGAAAAAAATGAGCCGATGCACACTCGTCCCATTCAATTGAGTGCTATGGGACATTTTATGTATAACTTTGATAAAATGTATGAGAAATTTGTTGTCACCATGATGGCCCAGGAGAACTTGCCTTTTGGCGGTAAATTGGACGACACTACGGACAACAAACAGCTCTACTTTTCCAGCTTGTTTGTTTACGCTCCTATTTTCCAGTCGCAAGCCGTCGGCACGCCACCCAATTCGTCGATGGCGTGCATCACTACCGATTTCAAACCCAGCGTCATGATTGAAGCCAACGATGAGCACATGGAAGTTTTCCAAGCCGGAAAGAATTGGTGGAAAAAGGCCGTCAAAAGTTTGTCGTCACTGGAACCTTCTCCCACTCCAACCGTGGTCGACTCGAATTTCGGCGGCGGCGAGAACATTATCTACGAAGAAGAAGTCGACTTTTAATTTTCTTTGTGTTGGTAGTCACATGTAGTAGTGATGGTAGAAAAACAGTAGTTGGTAGTAGTTGGTAAACTTTCAATATTTTTCACATTTTAAATATTGAAAGTATATAACAATAAAATATGTCTGACGTGATAAAGTTGGAAAAATTGCCCAATTATGATTGTATTTTGCCCAACCAATACACGTATAAAGATCGAAAAGCTAGAGGTTCGAAAATTATCATTGTCGGCAAACCCGGTTCGGGTAAATCGACGTTGCTCAAATCGATTCTGAAAGCCAAAAGCGATATCATTAAAACGGGCATTGCCATGTCCGGCAGTGAAGGTGCCAATGAATTTTATAGGGAATTTTTCCCGCCACTTTTCGTCTACGAAGAGTACGACGATCAAGTGCTAGCCGACGCTTTGACACGTCAATCCAAGGTTATTAGCAACAAGGAATTGGCCGACGAAGACAAGTGGTTGGCCGTCATTTTAGACGATTGTGCAGATCAGCCTAGCGTTTTTAGACAGAAAATTCAGAAAACTTTGTTTAAAAACGGAAGTCATTTTAGAATGTTTTACATTATATGCATGCAATTCGCGTTGGACATGCCGTTGAACGTGCGCACGGCCGTCGACGGCGTCTTTCTCTTTCGCGAAACCAACTTGGAATCGCTCAAGCTCATGTACGTCAACTACGCCGCCATCGTGCCGTCGTTTGACTTGTTCAAACAACTCATGCTCCACTACACGGGCGACCATCAATGTCTCTTTTTGAACAACGCTCTCCAGTCCAACGATTGGAAACAGTGCGTCTACTATTGTAAAGCCGACGTGGTCGACGGTTCGTGGCGTTTCGGTTCTTTCGACCTGCACCAATGGAACAACGAACGATTCAATCCGTTGTGGGACGATCCAGAGTATCAAATGAATCAAGCACTCAAAGAGTTGCCTACTACTAATCGCTAAACATTTGCGTCCATATCGGTGTTCCGTCGCTTTTACGCACGGCGCCGACACCGATTCGTTTGTACGACGTGCCCAAAATATTGCTACGGTGACCCGGTGAATTCATCCATCCTCGCATGACGGCTTCGGGTGTCCCGTAGCCTGCGGCGATATTCTCTCCTATGGCTCCCCACGGGTAGCCGGCTTTACGAGCCCTATCTCCCGGAGTTTCGCCGCTGGGATTGTTATGATCGAAAAATCGTCGACTGTTCATGTCGGCGCTGTGCGCGCGGCTAATGTCGGCCAATTTGGAGTCAAACACCAGTTGAGCTAGACCGCGACTCGATCTTTCGGCGTTGGTGATTCTCGCCACTTGACCTTCCCATCCATCAGGAGCCGGTAGAGAAGGTTCAGCTGGTCGTCGCGGTCCCGAAGACGACGAATTCAACAAGATAAGCACCACTACAAAGAGTAGAAACCCACCAAAGACCAATAACATTTTTTGAGAATTTAACATTTTATCTCTATTAAAGGTAGATTATTGTAAAAAAAACTAGGCCGCCATGACGACAAACAGCAGCAGCAGCGTCTACATTATCGACGATTTGTTGGACGAAATCGACGTGTTGAATTTGTTGGCGGCCGTTTCGGACGAAAAGGAGAATTTCTTTCCAACGGGCACTGTGACCAACGCGGTCGACTATCGTCGATCGACCATGATGAATGTGACACCGGCTTTTATTCGACAACTGTTTCACCATAAAGTGATCTCTTTACTGCCCGAAATGTGCCGTCATTTATGGCATCCCGATTTCATCTTGGACGACTCGGCTTTCGAGTGTCAAGTGACTCGCAGCGGTCACGGTGATTTCTATTTGGAACACACGGACAATTGTACACCGTGCGAATTACGCGAACTCACCTACGTCTACTATTTTCACACCAATCAGTTCACCGGTGGAGAATTGGTCTTTATCGACGATGGCACTATTGTGAAACCGCTTCGAAACCGTCTCGTCGTTTTCGATTCGTCGCGCATGCATCAAGTGTTGCCCGTCACCGTGACGGGTGCCAACACGTTCGAAAACGGTCGTTTCACCGTCAACGGCTGGATCCGACGACGTGCCGACCCGTAAAAAAATTCAAAATAAGATGTGTGTTATTTTGAATTTTGTATATGCGTGTGCGTGTGTGCGTGTGTGTGTTTAATATCGCGTGGCGATAGTGACGTCGCCAACATTGTTGACCATTTCTCTGTAGAGTGGAATCATGCCGCTCGTTTGCATGACCATTTCGTTGTCGGGTGAAAATTCGGCTCCCGCGTTGATGTTGTGTCCACCGTACGTGGACTGGTATTTGAGCAAACCCAATTCGTTGGTGGTGTCGTTGTGTCGACCGCCCATCACCGTCATGGCTCCTTCGCGCAAATCAATGTGCGGCGTGACGGCCGGTTTGAACCAATTGTCGCCCGATAGAGGAGCGATAGGCAAATCGCCTCGAATGGGATCACCGAGAGAAAAGAGTCGGCTCATCTTGTTGGCGTAGACGGCGCGCGGGTAAATGACTGGCTGCAATTGACCGCTATGGCTCAAACCCAACGGGTTCATGGGATCCACGGCCAAGTATTGCGTGTCGGGTACGGGTCCTTGCAGAGCCGAAGTGTAGGGAACGTCGGCGACGCGCGGTGCCACGTTACTCGTCTGATTGGGAGGCACAGTGTAATTCAAGGTGAAATTGGTGGTGGGCGGTGCCAACATATCGCTAGCTTCAGCGCGACGCGGACGCACCAGCATGTCGCTGCTCATCATTCTTGCCGGTTGAGGCACCATCGATGCCGCCGGTTGTCTAGTGGTGTTGTAATCGAGCGTGGTCGTCATGGCTCGAGGAGGAGGCTCTTCGAATCGATACGACAAGGGCGGCATGAATGTTTCAATGAGGGACGGCGATTTTCTTTTCGTCCACGCGGCGCACAATCCGACAGCAATTAAAAGTGTCAATATAACTTGAATCATTTATTATTAACATCCACATGTTGTGAAATATTTTGCGAACGACTGAGCGCGTCTTTAGCGTCGAACGAGAAAATAGTAAAGGCCGATTCCTGCAGCCATAGCAGCGATGAAAAATCCTAGGCAAGCGTAATCCATATTTTATTATAACGTGGTTTTAATCAAATCATATCCTTGTTGAAAAAGTTTTATTTTCGTCTCATGATCCAACGAAATGATGGATTCCACTCCGCCTCCGTCGGCTTCGAATTCGTAGAGACGATGAATTTTCGAGCACGCTTCGAGACGCGACTTGTCGAGCAAACGACTCGGTACACTAAAGACAATGTCGACCAATTCTTTGAGACCCGGTGCCGGTGGCGGAAGTGTCGTCGGCAACGGTAACGTTCGCGGTCGAAAACATAGAGCCATGATTCGTTCGCTGAAATCAAAATCTTGAGCCACATCGACGGCCAAATTGTTGACGATGCCTCCATCCATGTAGACGTGCTGGGTTTCGACGCAGCGCGGCAACGTTCCCAACGGGATGGCGCAACTGAAGAGAACGGCGTTAATGACGCTATAGTCGGGTGTAGTGATGACGCTGAAAATCTCTTGTCGCCGCATCGTCACGTTGAAGGCAATGACAAAAAAAAACTTGCCAGTTTTTTTGAATAGTTGCTCGAACGTGACTTGAACATCGAGATAGGTGGGCATAACGGTGGGCAGTAGACTGTGCACGTACGGCGGCCGCGTGCTAAACTGGAAAATCTTTTTCAACGGCAACAGATCGTACTGTTGCGACGGCGTGTGACCGCACAGGAACAGCAAACAAATGATGCTACCGACGCTCGTACCGCAATACGTCGTGATGCGTTCCAAATGGCCGTGCTCTTTCAAGTAGTGCAAGCCGCCCAAATACTGGACGCCCTTGAATCCTCCGCCGCCGATGACGAGCGTGTCGCACAGCTCGGTTCTCTGACAATTTCCATTACCAATATCGAAATTGTAGTGATGGAAATGGCCCATAATTTATTTATATCGTGTGTGATAAATATATTATTTTTCTTGGAGTGAATTTTTTAAAGATAAAAATGAATAAGACTCCAATTTACAAAATTTTGCACAACGACAACACGGCAGATAGGCTGGACCGTTTGGAACGTTTGTTGGAACGCGTGCTCCAGCAACAGCAGCAGCGAATAATGCCAGCGGCGGCAACAATCGCTACACCCCCCACCATGTACGCTCCTTCGAATGTGGTCAAGAGCCAAGCGGATTGCGTCAAATGCGCGACGCGGGCCGCCACGTCGGAAAAGGTGCTCTATTTCGCTCTCGGCGGTGTTCTCGTTCTCCTCGTCACTTTGACGATTAAAAATATGAAAAATAACCGAGGCCAAAAGTACGGCAGATAACCTTAAAAAGTGGAAACATGTTTTGCGATTTCTGTATGTTTAGTAGCGCCAACGACGGGGAGTTTAAGAAACATTTTCGTCGCGCCCCCTGTCGCACGGCTCGATCGATTCTTTTCTGTTGCAAATTGTGCGACTATGTCGGCCACTCGATCAAAGACATCAAGAAGCACGCGTGCACTCGCGTTCGCTTCGAATTCAACGAAATGGAACGTTTGCGAACGGCGCAACTTTTGCCGACCCCTCATCAACTCGTCACCACCGTCGCCGAGCACGAATGGTACAAGATGGAACAACAATTGAAAGAAGTACGCGTCATCATGAACAATCCCAACTTGCAATTGACGCACGTGTCGCTGAGTAATCGCGAACAATTGTTGCTGGTGCCCGGTAAATTGCTCTACTCGCTGTGTCAGTACCGCAAATGGCTTCACGCCCCTCACGTCGGATTGCCCAATTTATCGGTGGAAAACATTTGTCAAGTGATTCGCAATCGTCGCTACGCCGATCGTTTTTTCGTTTTCCAAGTGCACGACGAATGCGATGTGCGTCACTATTTCAAACTCTTGTTCGCCAAAGCCGATGCCGCCTATTGGCCTTTTTGTGTCGACAATGCCACCATCACGCATTGGGTGTACAATTCGACGTGGTGTCCCTTTTCGAAAACGGTCGACGGTCAAGTGTACGTCAAACAGACGCGCGACGAGCTGTTGAACGCGCTCTACGAATCGCGCTACACCAATTGGCATTGGTCGCGAATGTCTCGCGGCGATTTCCATCGATTCGTGTGTCGCGAGTGGACGACGTTGCACTACAAGAACATCATAAAAATCGTGGGCAGTCTGGCCGATGTCATCAATCACCAGTGGACAGATTTGGAAGCGGAGCAGGGACGCGTTCGCGAAAAAATCGAGAAACTCTTTCCGACGCTTTTCGATTTTGTGAGTTTTTGGGACGCGGGCGTGGACGCGGTCGTCAATCGAGTTGAGCTCAACGATTTGACTCTTGACGACGTGGATCTGTACGAGTGTGTGGAACTGTCGTTGACGTTCGAAGAGGCCGTGTCTCGTTTTGTCGGCAAGAAAAAGCAACGCGGATGGCTGCCTTTGATGCGAGTTTTTCGCTCGAGCAATTGAATCGTCACTACGGTTGCTCGGCTCCCAATAAACGCGTCTTGTACGAAATGATTTTCGGTGTGCCCGTGACGGACGACGACGTTTGGAATCTCCCCGTTTTCGACGAGTACAAGAAAAAGGAACAAGAATTCGAAAAGTATATCGTGTCGCCTCACGATGTCGAAGAAGGTGTTCTCATTTGTCACAAGTGTAAATCGAAAAAAATCACGGCCTACAGTCGTCAGACGCGCAGTGGCGACGAACCGATGACCGTTTTTGCTAAATGTAGTATGTGTCAACATCAATGGGTTCAATAAATGAGAAGACCACAAGTCCTTTTTCTCGTCTTGTTATTTCTAACGATTGGTCTAGTTGTAGTCATTATTGCTAAGCAGCGACGACGCGTTCGCGAGTCGTACGTCATCAATTCACCTTCGGCCGTCTCGTTGTTGCATCGATTGAGTGAAGCCATGCGCGACATTTTAAGTAGTACTAGTAGTGGTGGTGGTGGTGGTGACTACTTGACGGCCATGTTGAACGGTCGCGACGTGTACAACGAGTTTACCATGGAGGAGGGTAGTCGATCGTACACGGAGAATAAGAAACGTATCGTCGTCTGTTTACGTAAAAACCCCAATGAATTCTATTCGTGGAACAGTTTAATGTACGTCCTGTGTCACGAGGTGGCGCACGTCATTTGCGACGAATTGCATCACACGGAGAAATTTAACGCCATCAACGCGGCGCTTTTAAAACGCGCTGAGACGTTGGGCTACTACGATCCACGAGTACCGTTCGAATCGAATTATTGTGGTTTATAGAATTATGATAAAGTATAGAATAAAAAGAAATATGGACGCCAAAGATGTTTACATTGTTCCCGTTTTCGGTGGCTACGGTACACCCAGCCAGGTGGCACCCGAACGATTGGTCAAGGGAGGCTACACGCGCATGACGGACGCCTACACGGGTAAAGATCAAGTGGTGACGTACGTGCGTCGCACTATTATTCCCGAATAAGCGGAAAAAAATTGCTAGCTAAATTGGATACAATTACCTAGTAAATAAACAGAGAAAAATATGGATATCGAATCCGGACACGAAGAAGTTTACAAGCCGTTGACGACTAAAAAGCATGCTCCGCCAGAGTCTCGAGCGTCGCGTCGCTACGCGCTCTTTCTAACGGCTACCAAAGTGCTCTGTTTGTTGATGGTGTTGAGTCTTTTGGGATACTACGTCTACGTGACGGTGACGATGGACGACGCGACCGCTCAGTTGGTACGCGACGTGAGTAAATTGAAACAGCATCATCATCATCAGCAGCATCGCAACAAGACCAGCAACGACGACGTTCCCGAATGGTTTACGCAAGTGCTCAATTTGACGCGCAAAGGTTTCGTTCACATTAGCCTGCAACCGTTCCCCCCGGAAGCTCCCGAACCAACCACGCACAGGCGTCCCACTACGTCTACAACCACTACGCCTGCAACCACTACTACGTCTACAACCACTACGCCTACAACAACGACGTCTACAACCACTACGCCTACAACAACGACGACTGTTGAACCTCCCACGACTAGCAGTACTACTACGTCGACGACAGAGAGTACTCCTGAAGATAGTACGACCGAAAGCACTACGACGACCACCGAAACTATCGATCACGATTATACACTTTAAAAAAACTTTTAATTTCAAAATGTATTTTAGACATGTTGAAATTAATTAATCTAGTTTATGATAGTTTGTATGATGAATGGTTCTCTTGAAATTGTTTTCGTGTCACGTGTCTGCGTTTTAACGGGTAATTACACAATGGAAGATTACGTCATGACTCGCCATCAACCGCCTTTGCTGGCTTCCGATTTCAGGAACCAAATCATGGTCGGCTACGACGGTCGACGCTATGATAGCGTGGCCAATTCTCACGGCAGATACTATTGGCGATGCGTCGACAAGACGTCGTGTTGTCGTGGGTTGTACGATGAATCGTTGCCTCGAAAATTGGAAGCCATGAACGAAGACGTGGACGCGTTTGTTCATCTGCTGGAGAGCGACTCGTCGCTTTCGTTTAGCAGTTTTTCTCGTTCGTGGTGGATGCGAAAACCGTTGACGTTTCTCAAAGAGATCGCCATGTATCACGGTTGGCGAGAAATAGATTTCCTTCCGAAAGCCATGAAAATGAATTATATCGATTATTTTATGTCGTACCCGTCGTCGGCCGAAGCGTTCGGCGACCAACTTTTTTTGAAAAAATATTTCGTTTCGCGTCGTCAAATCACCGACGCCTACCTGTCGCGTCTCACTCTGGAACAATTGACGCGAGTCATTGCCTGGTTCCGATTGGATGTCACCGCCGACTACAAAAAAGCCATCATCGGCTACATTCAATCGGGATTAAATTTGAAATAATAATTTTATATATCTTTTTTAGGATATGTAAAATAAGACTGTGTGCGTGTGTGAATAAATGTGCGATTACAGTAAATTTTGCACGACCGACGACGTCAACTACCAAAGTTTGACGACGGAAATCTATCTCAACGCCAGTCTACAGACACTCAATCAGATTTTGAAAAAAGTTTTGGATTTCGAAGCCGAACGCGTGGATCTCATCAGCTACGACGACATACCGTACATTATCGAACGTTTCAAAGGCATGCCCGACTACGCCTCAAAAAACGCCATCTACTTTACTTTGGGTTATTTGGCTCTGCGTCACGAGTGGGACGTGATTTGGAGAGTTCAAGAATTATTTTCGACATGGCTTGATGTCCCTTTAGCATCTCATCACACGATACGCTACTATCGCTATCTAAAACTTGCACCATCTGCTGCAAGTCTTTGATTTGAATCAGTTTGAAAATGATGGCATTATTGATGATGAGGTAAAATTGTTTCTTGTCGTAGGGACACTTCATGACGAAGCGTTCGAGAATGTATTGCTTGACGCACGATCGATTCGTGTCGCGAATGTCTTCGTTTTCCTGACGCAATGAATCGATAGTTTGATGAACATTTTTCGGTAACGACGCCGACGACGACAAGATGTACTTTTCGACGTAAACTTGTTGGCTGCGAGTGGTGCAACGGCTGAGCAGAGCGACGTGATCGACGTTTTTGATTTTCATCTCTCGGAGTGCCGCGCGTTTGTTTGTTTTAGTAAATAATTTCTTGAGGTATAAGATCGACAACGGGATCGGGGGTCGGTGTGATTTCCGCCGGTTGAACGAACGCCGATTGCGGTTGAGCCATACCGTTGTAGTCGAAAGGCATGGTGTTCATCGTGTCGAGCGATTGCATGTCGTGCGGCAACGTGCTGCCGTTTTCCTCCACACCGTAGGGATCGACAACGGGTTGCGGACCGGCCGCGTAGCCGTCCATCCACGAACAGCCGCCCAAACAGATGGACTGGTCTGCCGGCACTGCCGATTGAGATTGGGGCTTTCTGTTGCTGACGACGTAGATACTGGAGGTCGGCGACGACACGGCTGGGGAAACGCTGGTCGGCGAGTCGCGCGTTTTGTAGAACACGAATGAAAATAGCAAGACGACTGTGGTCGATAGAGCCAAAAATATGTAGTTCATCTTTATTGGAGTGAAAAGTTTTGAGTGGGCGGTAGAACCATATGCACGATTTCGTCCTTGTAGGTGACGGGTTTGGGCGGCATGGTCGGCGTCGGAGCCAGTCGCATCGACTGTTCCTGGCTGACGTTGTACATTAGGGATTGGGCATCGTAGCGATCGAGTTGCGCTATATCCCAATCGGATCGAATCAGAGTTACAATATCACTACTATTCATGGTTTTATTATGGAAGTTAAAAAATTGAGTTTCTATTTTAAACAAAATTAGGTTTAAAGAAGCGTTCTTGCCAACGTAAAACTCGCAAACATTATGGAGTATCTTATGAAGTTGAGTGAATTGTGTTTGTCGGCACCCGTTGCCGCTACCGTAGTGTCCACCGCTACCAACGCTGAAGCAGACGATGGTGCTCTTTTGGATGAAATCAAGCGTCATCAAATTGCCATGACGGACGACGATGGCACGTATCAAGTGTATTGTTCTTCTTCTCCTCAATCGGAATTCGAGTGTCTCATTCGCGGCTACATTTTCAAGGGACGTCAATTGATCTATCGAGGATTTCCTTTCACGGAAGAAATGACATGCGACAATGTGACGCGTCTGGACAAAATCAATCTGGCCGACTTTAAGATTTCGTGGTCGTACGAGGGAACGATCGTAAAATTTCTGTACGTCGACGGCAAATGGCTCATGACGACGCATCGCAAACTGAACGCTTTCAAATCGCGTTGGGCCAGCAAAACGTCGTTCGGTCACCTGTTTGTCGAAGCTTTGCAGAAAGATTACGGTTTCTCATCGTACGAAGACTTTCTCGACCAATTGCAAACGACGCGTCGCTACCATTTCATCTTGATCAACAACGCCGATAATCGTATCGTCGTTCGACCCGAATTGCAAAAAGAGAGCATCTATTTGGTGTTGGTGACGGACGAGCGCGATCAGCGGCTCAAAGTCCACGAAGCCATTGGATTCATTCCCATCAACGAAACGATTCGTTTTGATACGGTCGTCGATCTCGTGCGAGCCGTGAGTGCCATCAATCCGTTCGAAAAACAAGGCGTACTCTTGTTTTCCGACGACTACCGCGTCCAGTATCGCGTTTTGAATTCCGCCTACGCCGACTATGCCAGCGTGCGCAACAACATTTCGTGTCGAGCCTTTTGCTATTGCATCGCTCGTCGCGATGCCGATAAACGACGCAAGTATTTGGAATTGTATCCCGACAGCGCCCCGATCGCCGATTGGTTCGAATTGCGAATTCCCGTCATCGCGGCCGAATTGCTGCTGGCCTACAAGAATCGATACATCATGAAAAACTACGTGCACGTCAGCCAGGAGCGGCACGGTCTCTTGTTGAAAATTCAGCAATACTACGTGGAAACGAAACGTCACCACCCGGTTCACAAACGAATCACGTTGGCCGACGTGACGCGCATCATCAACGCGTACGACTATCCAGCTCGCGTCTTCAAAATAGCCTACCAGAAAGATAAACCTCAATACAATGGTGTCAAGAAATAAATACAAAAAAAATACCAATGTCTACTAGTTTTAGTATATCCCACCTGATTGTACAACCCGAACCAACCTCACCCTCCCTTAAAAATAGACATTGGTATTTCACACAATAAAAAAAGTTTACAACACTCGATTGCCTGACGTTTGGTCGCCCACAGTTGACTGTAGGAGTTGTTACGGCGTGTGTGTGTGTGTGTGCGTCGAATGATGAACTCTTTTATAGTTATCAACGGTCGTCGTACAACGTGTAACATTGGCAATGAAGTCATTTACTTGGAACGTCACGAGCTGACACCTAAGATTAGGATTGCGTATTCATCTTACAATTATTGGGAATCTATTAGTTGTCGCATAAAAGTCGGATTCGCCAGTGGCAGAACGAAATCTGGATTCATTTTTGGCAAATCCTATATGGGGTTTACATTTGAAGCCAGTGTAACTATCAACCTTGATCCAACTGTTATTCTACTAATGGTTTATCTGGACAATTGGATGTCGATAAAAAAATTCGAATGGGATTTACGATTTAAACCCTTTCCACTGGAATTAAAGTTACGGAGCGCCATTTGTATCCGTGCCAATAGTCTCGATACATCATCATTGCCGCAAAGTTTACAACACTACGTGGCTTCGATTGGTCAAGACGACGCCTAGCGTTGTGTGTCGCCTAGCGTTGTGTGTCGCCTAGCGTTGTCGTTGTCCGGCGCCGGCGGCGATTAGAGCGATGACGACGACAAAGACGGCGATACCGATGATGACGACGGCGGTGATGTTGACGGGCGACGATGGAGGAGGATTCGGTCTAGGCAGCGGCGACGGACCTGGCGACGGACGAGGCGGCGGCGGCGGCTGAGGTGGAGCTTCAAATTTGCAATTGATGGCGTTCTTATTGTCTGAAATGTTGACATTATTATTGTTTAAATTGTCGAAAACGATTTGGCAGACGTCAGATGGGCACGTGGCGTTTTTGACGTCTTGAGTTTTCAAATAGGGTGCCGTGGCGCACGCCGGATACCAGCACCCGTCATTGAAGGGAATATGGGGTTTGACGTTGCGATAATTGGGATCGGTGGATCGTTCGACGCATTTGCAATCGGGATTGTTGGGATGTTTGACGCAATAGTTTTGCACGATCGTGTCCTTGATGTCGGCCGTTTGAGTGTTGTAAAACAGGCGACACTCGTCTCCCACCTGCGTCGTGCTGTTGATGTTGCTGCACTTTTCAAAAGGTTTACCGCTTAGAGGATCCAGAGCGCACAGTGTCGCTTCGCTGCCGCACAGTCGTTCCATCATGAGTTTGTAATTGTCATTGTCACCGAATAAACGTTTGTAATTGTCAATGACGTTGATGCTATTCATTTCATCGATATCGTATTTGCAAACGAGATTGGGAGCTTTGACTTGCCATTCGACAGAGCTCAATGGATCTACGCGACCGTCATTGAGCCCGACGTCGCATTCTTTACGATCGGGAGGCACGCAAACGCGTCGTTGAGGGCAGAATCCACCGACGCACGATTCGAACGACGTGGTTTCGTCTTCGATGCCGCCCGTTTTGTTGCATGGCAATTGTTCTGTCGAGATACTGCATGTACCGAAAGAACACGCTTGGTCGGTCGTGTACGAGTCGCGCGTGCTTGTCTGTTTCTTGAATCCGGTGTAAGACATGTGTTTATAATAAATGTATATACCTTTTACGTTACCACGACAGGTGAAGTACGAGGTCAGAAAAAAATTGACTCTGCGACCCGAAGACAAAAGGAATACGATAAATGTCACAGTCGAAGAATGCGTTAATCCAGTTGAACGATTTGGCCATGAAACATGGGTTCCAAGTCAACACTACATTTTCCATCGCGATCTCGCCGATAGCGTCGACACATCATCAACCCCTGTTTACGTGTAGGTTGCAAGTGGACGAGATGGTGACTCGCGAACACACGGGTCGCAGTAAACAGGAAGCCAAAAGAACGGCGGCTATTGAATTACTGGAACTACTACAACGTCATCACAATCGACAAAAGCCCTATTTTTCGGTACCCATCGATCCGTTTCTCTTTTGGAACGGGTCGGCTCACAAGGTCAGCGTCACGATGGGCGGTGAAACGCGGGTCGTTTCCGTTTCATGCGACCGCATTTCATATCACTATCGTCCGCCGCCGCCGCTGCCGGCGACCAATCAAACAACGGTATAAATTTGTTTTCAATATTTTGTTGTATTGGAAATCTTGAAAACACACACACAAATTAAGTTAAATTTCTGTACTGTTGAGGGACGTCTTTGACGAATCCCAATTTGGCCAGAGTGATGAGCGCTTCGTCGGCAGCTTTTTCTTGGGCTTCTTTTTTCTTGTTACTCGTACCGACGCCTAGCAATTGGTTCTTGTTGTAGGCTCGACTGACGAACATGTTGTTGTCGGCCGAACGCGAGTCCTCGTAGCGCAACTGCTGCAAATGCTGGCGCTGTTCGTCAAACAACTCTTTGAGTCGCGTTTTGCCGTCAACGAGTGCTTCATATTTGATAGAAATGGACAATTCATCGAATATGGAGGACAACAATCGGTAGCACAAATCGTATCCGGCTCCGTTGAACCATACACCTTTAATTTCGTAAATGGTTTCGTTGATGACCTCTTCGAAACAGCCAAAAAAGGCTTCGAATACATCTTCTAGTAGATTTTTTTTACGTTTAATTCTTTCTTCATTCTCTGTGGAAATGTAGTTCCAGAATCCGAGCTTCTCCGAAATGATGTTGAGCTGACCTTTGGAACCGTACTTGATCTTGAGTCGAGCGACAATGTTGACGCCGTCGCTGGTGCGCAATTGCGGGAAACGATTGTACATGTAGGACACGATGAACTTGTTGACGGTCGAATCGCCAATCTGTTCGTGGTACTCGTAATTGTTGGCCTTGTCGTAGTTGACGCTGGTGAAGGCGTTACCGAATTTGGCCATACGTTCCTCGGTCAAACAGAGTTCGATAAATTCTTTCTTGAGTTTCGCTCGAGAAAACAAATCATAAATGAGATTATAAAAACGAATAGATCTGTCACCGTGATACATGCTGTTTATAATTAGGAGGTTGACAAAAGCACTGACGATCCTAGCGTGCCATCGCAACCGCAATCACCTTCGTCAACTTCACCACCAAAGAGGTTGAAACAGTCCACCATGAAGTAGATGAGGAAGACGCTGACGAGAGCCACGAAAAGCCAAAAATAACGACCCTGTTTAATCGTCAAATCTTCTTGTATATTTTGAGCAGCATACATGTTTATTTATACGACGAATATTTAAAGAACAATAAATAATAAAGAATGGCTGACTACGTTGAAGCTTCTTCTACTAAAAAAATGCCCGCGTGGAAATCGGCTATTTTCGTCGCGACGGTTTTCGCTCTGGTATCGCTACCGTTTACGCGTCGAACGCTCGAACGAACGATACCAGCGCTACAGGACAATAACGTTCTCTATTTGGCTACCGTCACGGTTATCATGTACGTCGCGACGCTGCTCATAATTCAAGGTTCTAACTAAAAATAAATGGTAGTAATGAAGACGACGACAGAGATCGTCGCAATAGAAATATAGGCATTTTTTTCCTCGTCTTATTCGTGGTGGTGGCGCCGATCGTCGGCGTTCTCGTCTACGTGTCGCGTCGACAAACATCCGGTGGCGGCACTCGTCCACCCAATCCAAGTCCAGGTCCGGGTCCTGGTCCGGGTCCTGGTCCTGGTCCAAATCCACCGGTTCCGCCATCGAAATTGTGCGGACGACGATTGATTACAACGTTCGACCCGCAAATCGTCGCGGGAACTGACGCTTACGCCGGCAAATGGCCGTGGATGGTGAATCTGTTTAATTGCGGCGCGACCTTGATTTCCAACAGGTGGGTGCTGACGGCGGCGCATTGTATCTCCGACGCCGATTCTAACGATTTAGATTTGTTGTTTGGCGCGTTCGACACGTCTAAAAACGAGAATCAACGCATTTTGGTCAAAGCCAAACGCGTCGTCATTCATCCTCAGTACGAGAAAACCACACTCAAAAACGATATCGCTCTCATCGAATTGCCGGCGCCCATCGTGTTCGACGGCTACAAGCAACCCATCTGTCTGCCCACGCCCAATATGGTGACCCAAGGCAAAAATTTATACGCCGCCGGCTGGGGTAACACGCGTCCCGAAGCGTTTCCCGCTACGCGAGCGACCAAACTGCAAGACGTCTTGCTGCAAGAAGTGGCACCGTGCACCGAATTCAACATCAATCCGGCTCAACAATTGTGCGCCAGCAATCCGACGGGCGGTCGTATCTGTTTCGGCGACAGCGGTGGACCGCTCATGTTGCAACAGGGCGAAAATTGGCACATTGTCGGCATCATGTCGTTCGCGACGGATCCTTGTACGAAAGGTGCGGGTGGTTTCGTTCGGGTATCTCACTATTTACAATGGATTAAAGAAACCACTGGTATTCAACAATAATATAAAGAGTGCTACAGTAATGGAACAACGAGATTTTTGGATTATATTTTTGGTATTTGTCATTTTGGGCGTGGTTGGCGGTGTAGTCTTGTCTCGATCACCGACTTCGGGAGGTGCGAAACCGCCGCGACCTGGCCCTAGTCCTGGTCCGGGTCCTAGTCCTGGTCCGGGTCCGCAACCTAGACCCACAGGTGGTTGCGGCAACGTGGGCACGCAGAGCGGCGTGCAATCGTACGTCGTCAACGGCAAGGATTCGTTCGCCGGTAAATTTCCCTGGATGGCATCACTCGGTGGCTGCGGAGGAAGCGTGATTGCTCCGTCGTGGATCTTGACGGCGGCTCACTGCAATATAGCCGTCGGAGCTCAAATCGCTGCCGGTGTTTTCAATCGAGCCGTGCAAGAACCGCAAAGGCAAACGCGAACCGTTAAACGCGTCGTCAATCATCCGACGTGGAATCAAGGCGACAATTTCCGCGGCGATATCGCTCTACTGGAAGTCGATCGTCCGTTCGAGTTTACGCAATTCGTCAAACCCGTGTGTTTGCCGGCCAACGCGACGATGGATTTGAAACCGATGGTCATCACGGCCATGGGTTGGGGGTCGGTGACAGGCGACAGAGGCAGTTCGGCGACCATCATGCAAGAAGCGGAAGTTCGCGAAATGACGGCCACCATCCCGATAAAACCTGAAGAACAGTTTGCCGCCGGAGGGGGAACGAATACGACGACGTGTTTCGGCGACAGCGGTGGTCCTCTGATCGTCATGCTCAACGGACGAGCGACTCAAGTGGGCATCGTGTCTTTCGGCACCAACCCGTGTCGTCCGCCGTCGTACTATACGCGCGTGTCGTTTTTCACGTCGTGGGTGGAATCGGTCGTGGGTGCCGTGTCAAAAAACTAGTCAGCCGGCCGATACCGGGCGTGGATCCCATCGTTCCAGCGGCCGCCTCTCCGCAGCCAGCGCCCGATATTTGGCCGTCACCACCACCACCACCACCACCACCTCGCGGCGACGTAGTCGTTCGTCGGGTCGTGTGGCGACCCGTCAATCGTGTTTGGGCGCCAGCGTGGCGTCGTCGGATTTGAGTACGCTCCGCTTGTTTTCGTAGTCAAAAAGAGAAAATGGGTTCAGGCAAAAAAACGGGAGACAGCAGCAGCAGCGCCACCACCACCACCACTACTACTAATAGAGACGGCCGTGACCGTATCATTGCTCCCGAGGTGCTGATGGTTGACGAACGTGTTGACCAACTGGTTTTACCCGACGTTGATGTCCTGGTAAAGTATGTCACGTGTGAAGGTCGAGTTCGTCAATTGTCTATGCCAGTCGCCGATCGTGAAATTGCCTATCGTCAATTGACGGCCGATTTGGTCAATATCGTTTTCCTCTTTGTTTTTTTGGAGAGTGACGACAACGCCTCTGGCAATTTTGAAACATTATTTCGTCAAGAATTTCCGCTGATCGAATTGAAGTATGAAAATCCTCTAACTTTGGAAACGTTGTGCGCTCTCGATTTAGAGAAACGTGGCAAGATCAAGACAATTTTTCCCGCTGTATTGCGTCATCGAACTCGACAATTGGTGGTGAATTTTTTCGAAAACTTATTTTATTGCGACGAACAAATTGAGACTCTGTGAGAAATGGTATTTATAAATTCTATATATTACACGACGAATTGCGTCGTGTTGAAAAACGTGACGAAACCCTTGCAAATTGAAGGTTCTTGTCTGGTGAGAATTGGCACGATTTACGAAATTCAGCATTATCAAGTGAAGACGCGCGCCGTCATTCCCATTGAACGTCACACGGTGTTGGTGGCCGTTTTCAAAAAATACATCAACGATAGCGTTTGGCGCGAACACTACCACGTCCACGTGCCTTCTCTGCAAACGTTGAGTTCTTTTGTTTTGGCCGATCACAGCGTGGCCGTCCCGTGGCCGTATTCGAAATTTATTCCCGTCGAAGAAGAATTTGACGACGTGACGTTTAGCATTAGCAGCAGCAGCAGCAGCAGCGATAGCGACAGTAGTTACGTGACGACCGACTACGAAGAAGAAGAAGATTAGATCATGGACGTGTTTATCGAGAGTGACAGTCGAGGAAGTGTGGTCGATTGTCGTCAACACAATCACGTGGTGGTGTTTGGAAAGTGTACGGTACGAGTGGGAACGCAAACTCGCGTCTACGAAAAACATTGTCTTCGTTTGAAATTCATTCGCTTACCTGTGGACACGGTTCTCGTTGTAGTCTACGTCGATTGGATAGACGAATCGTTGTGGTCTCGACTTTATTTTCCTGAATCGCTGACACCTATTGGCGGTACATGCGAGATTGATTTTCCGCATCCTCGTGATTGTTTAAACATCATTTGTATCAGTTACGATAGCAACGACGATGACACAGATAGCGACAACGTATTTGATTGACACCATTGCGGAAGGGGCGTTAGACGTGGTGGCGACGGTAGTGTGTTGCGACGATTGCGAAACGGCGGCTTTTTTAGGTCACGTGGCGTGTTTGCGTCAGCCGTGGGATTGGACGTGCGCGCGAGCGGCGGCGTCGACGGGTCGTCTCGATTGTTTGAAATATTTGCACCAACGCGGTTGCGAATGGAATCATTTCGTGATGGCGGCCGCGGCACATGGCGGATTCATCGACTGTCTAGAGTACTGTATCGATCACGGATGTGCGATGGATCCTTTTGTGACGTATTGCGCGGCTCAAGCGCGTCGCGTCGACGTGTTGCACTACTTGCGTTCGCGCGGGTGCCCGTGGAATGCGGAAACGATGCGCGTTTGCGCCTACAATGACGATTTGGTCAGCGTTCGCTATTTGAGACGTCACAATTGCCCTATGCCCGACGATTGGAGCCGTGACGACGATTGCCCGTGGAATCTGATGACTCGCAACACTAGAAACAAGTGTAGAATGCTTCACGTCACGTCTCGCATGTATAAATGTCTTTTTAAAGATCCCGTTTCATTTTAATTAAATATACGTATAAATAGTGTCTGTGTAGTCGTATATATTTCTGTAGTGTTTGTAGTTTCATTTGGTGTGTGTGTGTACTGGGTAAGGCATCACATACTAAATGAAACTTTTTTGTTACCACACTGGATTGAATACACGATTTTTAACTGTATGTTTGACGGGTGGTGGAACGCTTACTTTGTCGACGTTATTGACGCCGACGTTCCGTCCTTGGACCGTTTTCAAAAAGACGGTGTCGGCTTTACTCATTTCCACGTGATCGGCCGTCATTTCCATACGATAGTCACCGACGAGCGTGCTATCGCCGTGAATGGCTAGCGAATCGACGAGTAGCGTGTAACCCAACGGGATGCGTATGCCGATAATGTCAATATGTTGATCACGCATGCGCGCCGCCATGACGAAACCTTTGGCATGTTTATCAACGGGACTCATGGCTTGTATGAAGGGATGTCGTTCGAGAAAGACTCCCTCTTTGGTCATGGCGTAGTCGTAATAGTTTTCAGCGAAATGGTAGCGAACCGAAAACATGGTTTTCTGGTTGTTTTGCGTGTCGTACGTGACGCGCGACGATTCGACGAGACGCACATTGTAGTCGATGTAGTTTCCCGGCCGGTCGGTAACGGGTACGACTAGATCGCTGTTGTTCAACACGAGCTTTCCGGCATTGGGAAAAAGACTGTCGTCAACGTTGCCCAATGAAGCGCTGAGCCACTGGACGTTGAGGCACGTGACGCATTCGGGTCGCACTATGGGCAATGTATCCACTGACGTCAACGGGTGGCGGTAGGGATCGACGCGACCGAAATACTCTAGAGGACCGATCATGGTGTCGTCGGGTGACGTGCCGCGCACAACGAGTAAATTCTTTAAATTGAGCAATAACCGGGTGGCGCACATGTCGTCGCCGATGGGTCGTGGTACGGTCTTGTAGTCGCGTCGCAGCACCGTTTCCACTCCGCATTTGAAACGAACGAATCGCATGTTTTTTATTATCACTACAGCCACGCTTGAGATGCCGTGCGCGAATTGAGAAAAAAATTCACTCGGTTAGAGATAAAAATTATCGTATCTCCAAGATTCGTAAAATGATTCAACAGCTAGCACTTGTTGTCTTTGCGTTTGGTGTTGTTCACGGAGCTATTCCTCGAAATATTCAAAATCATCAAATGGCAGCACTGGCAGCCGTTTCGACGCAACACTTGGGACACCAGGATGCGCTCAAAGTGATTATTCAAGAAAAACTGGACGCTTTCCACATGAAACTCGTCAAGAGCGTCTATACCGATGTCGGCGAATGGGTTCAATATTTCGAAAATTTCATTACGGCTAAAATATTGGATCACGAAATGTTGATGCAAAACCAAGTGGCCGATTTGGGCAGCATGTTTGAGAACACGTTGAAACTGTTTGGAAAAACGGTGAGCAAGTACGACGCCACGTTGGCTTTGTTGCAAGAATCGAGCGAAAAGATTTGGAAGTATCAGGAAAGGTACGAAACGCGGTGCGCTCGTAAATCGACGACCGATCGAACGCCTCGTCATCGTCACCGACAACACCAATCAGCGGAAGTAGTAGTACCAGAAGTAGCAGCCGCCGAAGCACCACCAGTAGCAATTTCTGCGAGCGGTGCCGAATTTGTCGACGTTGGCGGCGACTACGACGAAGCACTGGAAGCGTTCAACAACGCCACGGAATCCATCTACGTGCCAACTACGACGACCCGATCGACCATGTCTGAAGAAGTCAAGGCCGAAATCCGTCAATGGTTGAAACCTATTTTCGTTCAAGGTTAAAATTTTGTTTTTTTTAAAAAAGGTATTTTATGTTGTGTATTTTCCAAGTTTTTTTTACCTTGGAAAATTTAGCATGTGTGTAATAAAATGGAGTATGAAAATTTCATAGCCGACTACAGGAAATCCGTGTATTTCTATAAAGAATTTCAAGAGACGAAAACGAGTCGAGACATTTACAAGCATCAATCATTTTTGGCCACTTGGTTCGGCAACGTCTACAATGAAACGGATGAACTGTTGCTCTTTCACGAAATGGGAGCCGGCAAGACGTGCACGAGTATTCGCATCGCCGAACGACTGTTGACGTTGCATCCGCACGAGTATCGTGGCGTCATCGTCATCGCTCGAGGTCAAGGTTTGATCAACAATTTCGTCAACGAAATCGCCGAAAAATGCACCGACGACAAGTACAAAATCGCGCCGGCCACTTCGGCCGACGGCGAGTTCAACGAGAAACTCTTTCGCAGTCGCCAGCGCAAAAAAATCCACCAGACGTACACGTTTTTCACGTTTGAAATTCTGGCTAAAATGATCAAAGATTTACCCGACAAGGTGTTGATGCAACGTTTCGATTCGCACATCATCATCATCGACGAGGCGCACAACATTCGCGACAACGAGCACAACACTCATTTGAAAATCTACAACGAAATTCATCGCCTACTGCACGTGTTGCAGCATCGTAAAATCGTCTTGTTGACGGGCACGCCGATGAAAGACGGACCCGATGAATTGGCTGGCATCATGAATCTGATTTTACCTCTGGATCACCAAATGCCGGTGGGCAACGCGTTCACGACGACATTTTTCGACGAATCGCATCACGTCAAAAACGGAGAGCTGTTGAAATCGTATTTGAGACGACGCGTGTCCTTTGTCAAATCGGTCAACGTCGACGTGCCCAAAGTGTACATGGGTAAAGTGGTGGCTCCGTTAACGCACTTTAAATTGGTGTGTCTACCGATGCGCGAGGAACAGAACGCGGCGTACGAACGCGCTTGGCGCATGGACGCTCAGCACGTCAACGTGTACAACAACACGCGCCAAACGTCGCTGTACGTCGACGCCGAGGGCAAATGCGGAAAACAGGCCAAAGCCGTGGCTCTGTCCAAATTGGCCGACTATAGTTGCAAGTACGCTTTCGTCATCGATCGATTGGAAGAGGCTAGCGCCAAAGGTGAACTGAGTATGGTGTACAGCGATCTGATTCAAGGTTCGGGACTGTTGATGTTGGCCAAATTGTTGGATCAGCGAGGTTGGTCGTCGTCGCCGCGTCATCGTCGTTCGTACATTGTTCTGACGTCGTGCATCAGCGAAGCCAAAAAACAGCACTTGCTCGGTCTGTTCAACAGCGCCGAGAACGCCCGAGGCGAAATCATCAACGCTTTGCTAGGCAGTCGCGTCATCACCGAAGGTTTCACTTTGCGCAACGTCATTCACGAGCACATTTTGACGCCGCACTGGAATTACGGCGAAACGTCGCAAGTTATAGCTCGAGGTTGGCGCAACAGTCATCACGATTTAATCGCTATGGGTTTGCGACCGGTGGTTCACATATACCAGTACGCGGCCGTGGCGCGCACTTTTCCCAGCATCGATCTCATCATGTACAACATTAGCGAACAAAAAGATTTTCAAATCAATAAGATTGTTCAATTGGTCAAAGAATCGGCTTTCGATTGTTATCTGTTCAAGGAGCGCAACGAATGCGGCGACGACGGCGAACGCGATTGTCAGTATCGAGCGTGCAAGTTTACGTGCGACCAAGAGCCGCAAGGTGACGAAGCGTTTTCCATCACGCGCAACTACGATCTTCATTTCTACACGGGTTCCAAAGAATGGACTCGTCATTTCGAGTGGTTGCGTGACCTGTTTCGTCGTCGTTGGTGCGTTCCGTGGTCGGAATTCGAAAGTGCTACTCAGCCGCTGGACGTGACGCGCATGCAATTGGTTCAACTGATCAAGCACGTGGTCAACACGTACGTGGTGATGGTGAATCCTCGAGGCAACGCATCTCACGTTCGCTACGACGACACGGGTGTCTATTTGACGACGTTGTACGACCGAAAGCGAGCCAATTTCTACGACTACTTGTTGAGTAAATACGAATCGAAACCAATGCACACGACGGCGGCGTTGAGCATGTGCACGTATTTGCGACGCAATTTCGTGGCCGACGTGAAACGTTTTCAGAACGACAAGAATTTCTTGATCAATATGCCGACGTTTTTGCAGCGCATGTTGTTGAAAAACGTGTTGCGATTGAGGTGCACGCGACCCGAAGCGCACGTGGCTCTGCAGCGCACCGTGTGGTTGCACTACAAGTCGAGCGTGTACGAAGACGATCACCGTTTGGGCTACCATTTGCGTCGCGGCGATTCGTTTTGCGTGGACAAGAGAACGGGTTACGAGTGCGACACTCGGGTGGTGGACGATTATTTTCAAGCTCGAAAAGTACAGTTTGAAAATAACGAGTACGGATGCTACGGGCAGGAGAATCGCGATCTCGGTGAATTTTGCATCAAGATAACTGACAATGATAAAAGTAGTAGTAGGAGTAGTAGTAGTAAAAAAGGTGATGGTTGTAGCGGTGGTGCCGCCGCCGCCGCTGATCGACGTAAAATCAAGAGCGGTCGTCGCTGCGTCAATTGGCACAAATCCGAGCTGATTAAATTGATTGAAAATAAACTGAAATTTCCCGTAGATCACGCTCTGAGTCGCATTGAATTGTGTCGTCTCATTGAACTGTTTTTGAAATCCAAGAAACTGATTGAAAACGACGACACGTGCGGCACTCAGTACAAACGCAAATTGTTGGACGACGACGAAAATAACTAATTGTAACTGAGAGAGATCCATCGATATCGACCGTCGTACGCGTCTCTGACGGAAGCGTAGAGCGTGTTATCTATGCCGACGACGACGCGATTACGATGTTGTTCGGCGCTCTCTTCGGGTTCCATCATGTAATTGACCATTTATTTTTAGATTTGAATAGCTCTAAATTCTTCGAGTGAATAGGCGGCCATACATTCGCTACTGCAGAAATGAATGATTGGAAAATCGGTTTCGTACGTTTCGATAAAAACGGCGTCTTTGGCCTTGTGCTGACGACAGTGCATGCAGAGACGTTCGTGGAAGGCTAAATGTTTTTCAATGAGAAGGACCAACTGATTGACTTGGTCGTCATCGTCGGCGGCGATAATGTGAGCGTTATCGGTACTATTGGTGGTGGTTGTAGATGGCGGTTTGACGTACGTGTCGAGGAAACGCTGAAGAGCGCGTCGATCGAGATGCACTCGCGTGTACGGATTGACGCCACTTTCGTGTTCGATAATGTGAAACATTTGGCCGATAGAAAATCCGTAAATGTCGTTGCCGTCTTGCATGTAGACAATGTCCTCTTCGGCGACGTCGACGAGATGCGTGGCGTTTTTGCACACCGTTTTCCAGCTGGGTAATTGGACGAATTTAATTTTGGACGAAACCATTTTGGTCCTGCCGCCGTAATTCATTTTGACGCTGCTGTTGTTGACCAGTAGGGAATCGATGCATTCGCGTCGGGTTTCCACCCATTGATCGTACAATTGCCGGCTAACGTGCTGGAGAGTTTCGACCGGCGTGGCGGCATCGTTGTACAATTCTCCCAGTTTATCGTACTCGTTCATAAAGGGCAACATTTCAGGATTGTAGTACTTTTTTTTGAATCGTTTGACAAAGACACTTTCGTGGACGATCGACAGTTTGGGATTCAAAAATATAACGAATCGACACATTTCGTCGATGAATTGACGGCCTACGGTGAAGCGTTCGGCAAAGACGTTGATGACGCGCCGAACATAGTCGCAGTCCATGTCGAGACGACATTTGATGTAGCTCTTGAAAAACTGGCCGTACGTTTCGACGTCGACGTTGGCGTCGAGAATGCGTTGAATTTCATCGGTCCTGATGTTGTGCTTCCAATTGACGAGATACTGTTGCTGAGCGTTGAAAATCTCTTCGTTTTGTCGGAAAAGTCCGTACTGGGTGATGATGCCGACGATGAATCGGTATTCGACGTTTTTATGAACGACGGTGGTGACGTTTCCCTGTTGGGATTTACGTCGAGCGACGCTCTGCACGTCGAAATAGAACTTGTTGGCTCGATGATAGGTGTTTCCCTGATCGTCGCGAAGCGAGTCTTGCAAGATGATGAGCGATTCGGCGGCTAAATTTTGAACGCACAAATAAATGTCGTTGACCTTTTCTTTGAACCAAGGTAGGATGCGATAAAAGTCACGTATTTCGTTGAAAAATCCATCTTGATTGAAACGAACAGTTTCCGGCTGTCGTTTGGGTGTGTCGATGACATTTTTTTGCGAATCGAGACATTTGGTTTCCATCGTTTTATTGTTGTGTGCGCGCGCACACGAATCGCGGTATATATATATATATAAAGTGCTACACGTGTGTGTGTGCCCCACAAAAAAATGCTAGACCTCTTACCGGAAGAAGTGTTGCGCCAAATAGCCGCGTATTTGTCGTACGTCGACTACAAGAATTTGTGGTACGTGATGCCGAGCGTGAGAAGCGAAACGAGACACGCGTTCGCCGAACGACTGAATGATTATTTTTCAACTATCGAAACTTTGGCTACAGCGTCGGAGTGTCCAGAGTCGACTACACAAAATCGGTTAACGGTGGAATAGTTTCGCGAGCGCCAAACAGTTGGTGATTGATGTAGAGAACGTGAAGACCGAGATCGGAGGGCGTGACGCGAAGACCGTAAAAATTGGCGTACGGTCCGGCTTTGGAGAGAACGCGCTGAGACACATCTTTGGTGCCGTCTGTGATGACGACGAGATCGAAAAGCGATCGCGACACGTGTCGTTCGGGCCACAGCGAGTACTCGTCTTCGTTGAGAAGAAACGAGCACCGATGTTTGGTCATGTTGAAGGGACGATTTTTCCATTTATAGAGACGAGACGACCATTTGATCTTGTACCACACGTAGACCCAGTACAAAATTGGATAGATAAAAGCTCTGAACAAGAGTGTGGCAGCCGACAGTAGAAGGAGAGCCAGAGTGTAATACAAACATCCTAGAATATCTATATCCATATTTTGTTTTTTGGAAATCTTTTGTTTAGCTGAATAAAAAATGGGTACGTCAATGTCACAGCCTCGGCGACAGACTATAGATCGACAACATTATGTGTACTACTATTGCATTGGCGGCTACTATTGTTTTTACCGTCCTTGTGTAGTGTGATTCATTTAATTCCAATTAAATGAATCGCAAATCATTGTCAGAATACGTTATTTTCGTCACAACGACTATCGTTCCAGCTACTGCAACCGAAAGAGTTGCGTTTCTCATACCATTTGTCTCTCTCATAGTTGTGTGTTTCTCTCAGTAAGCCATTGACACGTGAAACAACGTCACGAAATCATTCGGTCCATCTATGGAGATATCAAACACCGTGATGACGAGCACGGACAAACGCATCGACAAATATAACCCTTTGCAGGTGCCTAAAGTGCCCATCAAGGGTCACAACCAACTGTATCAAAAGAAAACCTCTACGGGTCAGAAAAGAACGGCAGTCTAGTCTGCCATATACAATCATCCACGACGACGATTTCCCCGCGCACGATTTCCTTTACGACCGCATCAACATCGACCTTACGCATGGTGGAAAAAGGAAAGAAAAGACCAATCCGAAACTTAATCCGAAACGGGATCGACGTACCACTGAGTGTGGAAAAAAAGAACAAAAAGTCCAACGACGACGTCTAGTAGCCAAAGAACCCGAAAAACTTTTCCTGTTGATAATCACCGCCTTGGATAATAAAAATCAACTAATTCTCGGTCGAAAGATTCGAAAGACAGTCACTCACGTATCTGAATGAATTCGATATCCCCCTCTGTCGCAAACAGCTCCACTAAACTGTAGATCCCATGAACACAACTAGTGCCATTTTACGAAATTAACAAATGATCTGAAATCATTGGAATCTCAATCCCAACTCTCTGTATCAGGTACACAAACAAAGTTGTGAAATGACCCACCCCTTAGAAACATTGGGGGAATGGAGAAATAACCACCCGATCTATCGCCGAGTGAAACCCACTATACAACAACCAACAAAGTTGCGTGTCATCAACCATGCCAGTGAATTACCAACACAGCAGTCCACATTTAGTTCTTTACATACTTTCGTAGTCTGTTGTCTCCTTTATTTTTTGACCTGGACGTAGTATACACCCACTACTTATTACTTTTGTAACCACACGTCACACCTTGAACGTGAAATGACCACACTCTTCTACCCCCAAGAGTTCAATTGCCTCCCTAGTTGGGGGTACCAATAAATTCAAATTCTCCATGATTTTTTAGTGTGATGGACGCGGCCATTTAAATTTGCCAAACAATTCCTTAAAACCAATGCAATCACGTGGCCTCGTACAACACATTAAAACAGCAACGCACAAAAAAGCCTGGCAGAATCCTCATCGCTCGAGCGTCTGATTCGTTACGTTCCAGCTTCACACACTGATAACGAATAACCAACAAATCAGACGGTCGAGTAATGACAAAGACACTGCCACGCCTTTTTCGCGCGTTGCTGTTCCAACGTGTTGTACGAGGCCACTTGATTGCATTGGTTTTAAGGAATTTTTTGACAGAATCAAATGGCCGCATACAGCACATTAAAAAAGCAACACAATCTATTCGAAAAATAACCCCTTTTGAAAAATCAATTTGCCATTTGAAGAACCTAATACACACAGTATCCCATATTATCATGTATTTAGACTTATTTGCGGCTGTTGAGAATTTTCTTTTGAAATTTACTCTTCATCGTGTGAACGTTGATGCGAGGATCGTAGCCGAAACGACGACCAAAGTACATCATGGCGTTGTAGCGACGGTGTTGGTGAGCGATGAGAGTGAGACTCGTTTTGGCTTCAAACTCGTCGAGAAAGTACATGAAAAACGACAAACTGATATTGTGCCTAATCATGCGCATATTGAAATCGGGTCGAGCCAATACGTTGGACAGAAAATCGATGGGATCGCCAAAGGAGCAGAGCGACAAACGATCGATGGAGCACGTCGACACGTCCGGTGACTGTTGCGTGTCGGGTAGACCGAGCCAGTGATAGACGGCAGCCGAACATTCGCTATAATCGATAATCGGGATGACCATGCGACGCATGATGATGTTGAGCGATCGAGCGTCGGTGCACGAACGCAAAATCGTTTTGCACGTGTCGACGTTTTCGATGAGCGGATAGTCGTGTTCGGCGACGAGCCGAGCCAGCATTTCGAATCGCATGCGACGCACCAACCAGTCGGCGACGCGAGCATCCCAGCCGTGCATTTTAGCTAGATAGACGCACGTGTCGTACGTGTCGACACACGTGTACGTCATCATGGGATGCTGACCCAAGAGAGACGAATTCAGGTACTCGACGCACGGTCGCGACTTGCGAGACAAATGGACGAGATAGCAAATCTCGAGATCGGTCAACAACGTTTTCGGCAAGAGGTACTCTAAAAAGGTGACGAGACGTTTTTTGGCGGCGCGCACGCACAAGTCGACGAGAACGCGATTGTCTTCGTGATGTTGCATCGCCAGTCCCTGGTGTAAACAGTGGACATGCTGGGTATCGAAACTAGCCACGAGTTTGACGGGTCGCTGACAGCACACGCTCTTCTTGTTGTTCTTGACAATGACTTTCATTTCTAGAGGTTGAAAGGGATTTGGTGGAAGATGTCTAGAGCGACGACGAGAAGTCAAATTCGGTCAGCCGAGCAAAATTTTACCGAGAGCAAATTGATTACGT